TGCCTACAACTCTTATATATTCTATATTAGCTGAAAAAGCTGAACTTGCAGAAGATGAACTTCCAGAAGTTAGCTTATGCACAGTCCCATGTCTTAAACCATAGTTCATATTTTGTTCTCCTTTTGTTTAGGGGATGTTTCCATCCCCTGAATTAATTATCTTCTTATAACAAATGTTACGTTGAGTTTAACTGTGTTGCTAGAAGCTCCGTCAGTTATCATTTCAATAGTTCCATCTTCAGCAACTTCGTTAGCTGCAGTTGGTTCTGCTGTATCAACATCTCCAGCAGCAGATCCAGATTGTGTTACTGTAATCCCGCCACCAGTTATTGCTGTTCCACCAATTTCAAAAGAAATTCCGCCATTAGCTGTACCAATTGCTCCTTGAAGAGCAGTTATAATTTTTATTACTTTGCCTCCATCAGGTACAGGCACGAATGTTGATGATGCTGTACTAATGTCTGCGATTGCTGCGTGTAAAAAGTAGTCGTTTAATGTTCTCATTTTGTTTCCTCATTGTTCCGCCTTTAACCCCTCTCAAGACTTCAATGTTAATTAGGATGCAAGGCGGGTAGAATTTGAGGTTACCCGCCTACGCATTTGTTATATTATTATGAAGTTGTTAAGTCAGCTACGCAGCCGCTTGCAGCTTCATTTCTAGATTCTAGAGTCGCTTCTAGAATTAGTTGTCTTTTCTCTGAGTCTCCAGTTTTTGACAATTCATGCATTGAAAAGTCTCTTAAGAAAGCTACTCCCCAATAATCCATGTCTAATACCCAAGCATCTCTATCTCTAGAGAATCTGTTAGGTACTACTTGAAGTTGACCGAAGTCAGAAGCGTAAACATCTACTGATGTGTATAAGGTTGCATCAGCACCTGCATCGAATCTAGTACTGTTACCAGTGAATCCTGACAATTTTTGTTTATTGAAAGGTCCAACCATAATCATAGTTGGGTTTCCACCTTCGTTCCATACTGATTTAATTACAGATTTCAAGAGAGATTCTGTGAAAGCTCTTTGAGTTCCATCAGTTGCTGCAGTATTACCTGCTGCTCCTGAAGTTCCAGAAGTTCCCATTACGTCATTAGTAGCAACCCATGCTCTTAATGAACCCATTTCTCTTGCTGTTGTAGCATTACCTGTTACTTCAGCGTTGTTTGTTGTTAGTTGTGCTTCCAAGTCTCTTTTAAGCTCTTTTGACTTTTTAGCGATTTGGTAAGCTAGTTCAGAAGCTCTTCCAGCTTTATCAACTACTTCCTGCGTACCTGTGATTACAACTGTTTTGTCCATAATTTGACAAGAGTTAGATAATCTAGTTGTTGCAGTAACAGCGTCTAAAGTTGCTTCGTCACCTTCGATTACAGCATTGGATGTTGAAGCTGATGCCAAACTGTCAGTTTGCCATTCGTGTAAAACTGCTGTAGCTTTTGTTTTAGCTGCAGAGCTAAGGAATGGTGTGTCAGTTGGCGAGATGTTATAAATAACATCTGACAGATCTTCACGTTCTCCAATGGAATCATACGTATCAAACGTATTTGTTGGTTGTGCCATTGTTTATTACCTTTTTTGTTGAGATTTAAGATTGATCATATCTCTTATTGCGTCTTGAGCTTCACGAAGATGCCCAGTCTTCTTTAAGCGATTGATCTTGTTTCTTATTTCCTCTCTACCTGAACTTGGTCCTGATTTAGCTACTCCAGCTTTAACGACTTTAGGTGCATTTGCTACCTTCTTCTGGGCAATAGGTTTTTTATCTTTAACAGATTTATAACTCATTGCATCTTTAATCACCATTAAAAAACGGTGATCTGCCAGGTTTCCAATTTCTGTATCATTAAAACCATATCCACGTAGTGTTGTACGCATATTAGTTCTGAATTGATCAGCTTTATTGGGATCGCTATATTCTGGGATTTTAGCTGCTGCTAACTGTTTCTGTATATCAAGGTATTCATTGTATTGTTTTGTGTAAGCCTCTTGAGCTTTAGACTTCATTTCCTCTATCTGCCTATTTTGTTGTCGTAACTGGTAATCCAGTTTAGCTGCAGATGTGGGATCTTCATCATAAAGTTTTTGGAGATCCTTACTACCTTGTTGTTGTCTGACAAAACTGTCAGCAGTTGTAATCATTTCGTTTAGTTCTGATAAACGAGTATCATAAGATTGACGCAAACTCTGCTTTTGAGCTTCAAGATCTTTTTTCTCTAAGCCTAAAGTATGAGTTTTTTGTCTATAATCCGAGTCTCGTGAATAACCTGCTTTCAACTCATCGAGGGTAACCTCTAACTCTTGACCACTAACTTTAACTCGGTGGAGTTCGGGTTCCTCTGTAGCTGTTTGCGTTTCTTCTTCGATTTCGGTTTTTTCAGTAGCTACTTCTTTGGGAGTTTCTTCAGACTTTGATTGACTCTCTTTTGAAGGTTCCTGTTTGATCTTTTCAGGTTGCTCTGAGGGAGCTGCTTCTTTCTTCTCTGGTACTTGATTGTCCTGTTTAGGATTCAGTAATCCAGATATTTTTTCAGCAGCACCTTGAACTGATTGTTCTTGTGCCATGTAACGTTCCTCCTATTGGTTGACGTAAGTGAGCTCCTATAAAGGTTAGCTCTTGTTTAAAAGCTCAAGATCTTTTTGAGCTAGTTTTCCGCTTTCCATGATTGTCTGTAAATGCCCTCGTATTTTGTCTAGCATATTATATGCCATCCAAAGGGATCTACGTTTTTCATCGTCAGCAAAATTCGTATTAAAAATTTCGTCTTTGTAAGTTTCTAAGAGATCTTTAAACCCTTGCTTTAGCAGGGGATCGTCTAGCAGCACCTGGGCTCTCTTTCCCCTTCGCAGCTGTGTTTCTAGCTTGTCCATCATTAAAGAATTGTTGTTGTCCTTTCACTATTTCTTTCATTAAATCTCCAGATTTTTGAAGATCTACTTCTTCTAACATAGTTCTACGTTTCAATTCAAGTTCATCGATTTTAGATCCGTATTTAAGTTCTAATTCTTTAATTTTTATCTCAAAATCAAGCAATTGTTGTCTCATTCTACCTTCAACTTCTTTTAATCTTACTTCAGCTTTCAATTGTTCACGCTGATTTTCACCTTGAACCTGAGCCAACGTCACTTTTTCAAATTCTGTTGGTGGTTTAGGTGGAAGTTGTGGCATTTGTGCTGCACCAACGTCAGGATCCATGAAAAATGGCTCAATTCCGTTCAATCCAGCATTTTCTATTAATTTTTTTAAACTATTGTATACATTTCTAAGGTTTACCATAGGTCCATAGACATTTTGTTGTAAGTTTATTGCCTGCATTTGTCTTTCTAAGATTGCATTTAATAAAATTAGCTGTTGTTCTTTAGAACCTGTACCTAAACCTACTTGAACAGTAACATTTACTCTGTCTTTCCATTCATAAGGTCTCATAGGAATGTATTTTCCTCTAATTCTTACTATCTTTTCCTTTTGTTGATACTTGCATACCAATTCAAATATTTTTAAAGCTAGATCCTTAACACCTGTTTCAGCAAAGATCCTGGCAATTAACTCCATTCTCATTTGTGATTGTGTCAGAATTTGGTTTTGTCCAGTTGCTGTTTTATTTAAGGTATCAGCATCTAGCCCCTGGGATTGTCTTGTAACCCCTGTTCTAGTTTCTTTAACAGAATCTAGATAAGCTAACATTCCACTAGCTTGTTCCGTAATTGGTTGTGCCTGAATAGGCATCATAACATTTTGAGGAGGTTGTTTTGTTCTTACGATTCCACCTGGTCGGTTAGTTAGAAGATCATCCATTGCAACTTGACCATCTTGTACTGCAACTCTGTTATTGTTTGTTAGATACATATTATCTAACATTTGTCTCATAACAGTAGACTTAATAAGTTGGATGTCTTCTACTAATTCCGACACAGATCTGCCATGAAATCTGTGTGGCATAATAACGGGTGTCATTGATATAAATGGTATAGTATCAACTTCTTCTAAATCTAGAATTTTACCAGTACCGCTACCTGCTGTAATGATTTTAACTAATTCTGATTTACCATCTTCATTAACATCAATGTTAATATAACATTCATGAACTGTAATATCTGTTGTGCCTTTATCTCCATCAGCAGCTCCGTGCTGTAGGTCAATATTTTGATGTCTAACAAACTTATCTTCCGTAAAATAATCTGCATCGCCTGCAGGTAATCCTTCTACGACATCTTTGGGAAAACCCATTTCAATAAGTTCTGTTCTTGTTTTTGTTGTTCGATGACAAACAAAATGGGAAGCATCAATAGATTTACATCTACGTTCAATTAAAAATTCTTCTGGAGGAACTGGTTCAATTTTAACCTGTCCGTACAATCTTGTTCTATGAATAACAACATCGTGTAAAGCAACTTTATCAATTTCTTTACCACGATCATCCGTTATTGGTTCTTCGTATTCTGAATGATTTTTAACTTTAACTTGAGGATCTGCAACGAGATCATTAAATTCATCATCCGTTAATCTTGTATATTCTTCTCTTTCAGTTTTCTGAGAATCATCCCAATAAACTTTTAAGATTCCATTCTTTTGGATCAATGCATCTTTAAATGCAGAATAAAGAGCTACAAATCCATTGTTCTCTTTATAAAAAATATAATTAAGGTAATCGGAACATTGACGTGCCATTTCATCGTCTTCTGGTCCAACACCTTCACAATTAAATACATTATCGCCAGCTGTAAAGATTCTCATTAAAGATGGCATGAGGCTTTCAACTGTATCTAATACATCATTAGATACCACTTGAGAACGACCTTCTTGTTCGTTCCCTAATGGCATTCCTAGGTAGTACTCTAAGGATTTTTTCCTTCGAGCAACTAATTCGCCTCCAATAAATCCAGAAGCGTTATGTAATTCTTTTCCTAATATTGCTAATATTTCTTTTTCTGATTTCATACTATATATTTGGTATCTACTTTAATTGGTTTATTCCACTCCGTCATATCAATCGGTTCAGATACACAGCCATATCGAAATGCGTCAGCTGCATGAGAACACCAATCGTGTAGAGGTTTATTTTTAAACACTTGGTTTTTATCATCCCATTGTTTTCGATATTGTCTTAATGCATCTAATCCTAGTTTACATTTTTCTCTATCAAAATAACAATGTGGTAATAAATTTCTCACAGATTCAATTCCGTGATCTACTTCTAACTTAGGAGCTACTTCAAAATCAATACCCAATTCATTAGCAACTTCCATTCTTGATTTACCTGTTCCTAATTCTCTAGCCATTATATCGTGTGGAGCTATGTGATTAGAATAAGCATATCCTTTTTCTTCAAGTTTATCTGCATAGTGTGCTAAAGATTCTCCTGAAGTTTCATAATAATCTATAAGGTGTATTTCTTTTCCCACTCGTTGAGCAAACCAAATTGCTGTTGAGTCACCTATACCTAAATCCCACCACGTTTCTACACCTACGTTACTATCCACAGGCACGGATCCGATTCTTCTAGAATTTTCGGCTTTCGTTATTAATCTTCCGTAATAACTTCCTGAGACCGCTGCAGTAAAAGAGCATTCGAACTCTTGGTCATACTGCTCTTCGGTCATTATGGAACGTGCCTGCGCCAGCTCCTCGTCTGGAATCACCTTGGTTTCTGAGGCTCTATAGATTTTACCCATCCAGTCTTTATGACCTCGTTGGGCGTAATCATAGACTTCCCAGAATTGATTATGTCCCATGGGTGTTCCGATAAACATAACCCATCCTAGTTTGTCTGATACAGCAGGTCTTACGATCTCTGTCCAAACTCTAGGTGACATAATTGCATATTCATCCATAACCACTCCGTCAAATCCTAATCCACGGATGCTGTCTGGATTATCTGCACCAAATATTTGAATACGACTTCCGTTAAATAAATCTATTCTTAATTCAGTCTCGTTCCTACTTCCTCCAAAATACATTAGAGGTTTCGTATAAAATTTTAAATACTCCCAAGCTATAGATTTTCCTTGTCTATAGGTAGGAGCTATGAAAGCCAGCAGAGCTCTCGGTTTTGCTGCTGCGGTTTTAATTAATTCGTTAATGGATAATACTGATTTACCGAATCGTCTGTGACAGACTAATACATTAAATCGTTTTTTATTATCGTGTACTTCTAATTGATAAGGTCTTGGCTTATAAGGAATTTCAATTCGCTTAATCTTTTTGCCATTGGACTTTGATTTCGATTGGTTCATCTGATCCTATTCTTGCTGTTGAAGAAGCTAACCTAGGATGAATATATGGAGCTGATTTTTCAGCAGCATACATCTTTCTCTCAGGTGAGCTCATAGGATTATTTAACACAGATAACATATAATCTAAAGGGGAATGTTGATATTTCACAGACATCTCATCCATAGATTTCCATTTAGGTTTTGTGCTTTTAGAACCTAATGGTCTTCCAGCTCCTTCACGTTTTCCACCTTTATTAGAAGGTTTTTTGCTTCCTAAGACTCCCCAATAATTAGGTTTGTCTAAAGGACCTTCTTCTTTAGTTTCAACTTTGTTTTCTTGTGTTTTATCTTCACTCATTAGATGATCTTTCTTCCTCGTTTATTAAATTGTCTATATTGAGGAAATTTTAAACCCTTCTGTCTTTTAGCAATACCTTTAGCTCCAGCATATAAACCAGCTGCAACTAAACCTGTACCAGGAAATCTTAAAGCTAGTTTACCAGCACCAGCTGCTAAGCCTGTTGCTCCTTTTAATATTTTAACAGAAGGGCTAACATATCTTTTGTAGTTTCTAGCAATTTGACCAGCAGCTTTTCTTCCCTTAGCTTTAGCTTTGGAATACTTAACTACTGCTTTACCGCCTTTCCAATTTCCATTAACATTTGCCATATTAGTATTTTACTTTCTTTTTTTCTTTTTGTTTTTTTTACGAGGTCTACCTCTTTTAGACCCGTATGTTCCTTTTCCTTTTGGCATATTTACCTTTCTATCTCCCTTTTTTCTTATTCTTTTTTTTGTTCTTCTTTTTCTTTTGATTTTTCTTCTTCTTATTTTTTTTCTTTTTCATTATCTTAATAGTCCTTGCATCGCAGCTTGTCTTGAAGTTGGCATAGGCATTTGACCACCACGTGGTTGTCCCATTTGTGCCATCTGTGGATTATTCGCTGCTTGTTCTAATAATCCAGCTTGTTTCTTTGCCATTTCTGGCAACATCTTAGCTCTTATAATTAAACCCAATTGTTGTCCTTCTTCAGGAGTTAATTGGATAATTTTATCTGCTAATTTTTCTAATGATCGTTTAGCCATTATAGTACTGTTTTATAATCCTTCAGTTTAGCTTTTGCTCTGAACTTAGGATTCTTTAAATTTTTAATAAACTGATCCCGTTTCTTCCAGCTCTTTTTTAAAGTTTTAGCTGAAAGACTACTGATGACTGTATAAGGTAATCCTAATGGATATTTCATTATACGCAAGCCACAAATACTTCTAGATCGCAAGCGGCAGTATCTGCAAGTGCAGTTATATTTACCAGGTCCCCCAAGGAAACTGTTAATCCTGTTCCGTCTATGCCATCCATCGTATCTACGACTCCTCCTGATAGGTCGCCATTGTAGATAAAGGATTGTCCTTTGTCTAGTTTAACTGCGAACTCATCATCGTTTTCATTTTTGAAGGTAAGAGTTACATGGTTCGTATCATCTAAATTAGTGATCCGAATATATCGTACATCGCCTTCTATGAAAGTCCCAGAAGCATTAGCGGTACTCATAGCCAAAACTTCTATTTCTGAAGTTGGGACTGTTAGAATACGCTTATGGACTTCGTTAATGCTGGCTATGCTTAGGGTATTCTTTGATCCCTGGTCATATCCGTTTAACGAAATTGCCTCTGTTAATGTCACAGTTAATGTTGCTGCTGTTAGTGTTGTTGCCATTATTTGCCTTGTCCTCTGTATTTTTTATAGGATCGTTTTTCGTCCTTGTTCATCCGTTTCTTATGTCTGCCTATTTGAGGCTTGGTTCGTTTGACGTAGGTGTTAACACCCCATTTGGGTTTCTTAGCCATTAGTCACGATCAAGCATATCCCAAGCCGCTGCACCACCGATGGCTGCAGTCGATTTTGGGTATTTTTTCGCTAAACTTTTAGCGGACATAGTTCCTCTATGTACTTTCTTTGAAGCACCTGTAATTGCTTGGCTAGTCTTTACGAAGCCTTTTTTGCCAGCGTATCCCGCTGCCATTGAAGCTCCTTTGCCAATCTTCTTCTTACCTTTGTAGAGTGTTCTTAGGAATCTCATCCCTACAGAACCTGCTGCGAATGGTAATGCCATAGTTTCCTCCTTCTTTCGTTGTTGTGTTGTTGCTGTACAAAACCCCCCTATTTGATCAATCGAGATCAATCTCGATGTGATCAGGGTGAATTTCAAACCCGTCATTAAAATGACAGTCGAATTGCTAGCGACAACTTTGTCGCAATTCGTCTTTGTTTTTATTTAAAATAGTTGTCGATATTTCTAGCGAAATCGACAACAATTTTGTTGTTGTTTGTTTATCTTCGGTAGTCGGTATACATTGGGCTAAATCCATTGATATATTGATTACCGAATCACTCGTTAACCCTTGATAACATTGATGATATTGATTGATGATTATCAAATAGTCACACAGAAAGAGCTATATTCTAGCATAGAATCGAGCTCGGAAAGGATAAGATGTTAACTACAATAGTAATGACTCTATTAGCTATCTATCTCTCTATACAATTAGCAGTGATGGTAGCAAGTGGTGTGTTTAGTTATAAGTTCTTTAAGAGTTTAAAGGACGAAAATAAAGAAATAGTTTAAATATCACTGGCTCTAGCGATAGTGATATTTATTATCAGAAAGGAGATAATATGTCTGTACAACCTATGAATGGTAAGACTCCCAATGAAAAAGTTGCTTGGTTAAACAAGAACTGGGATAATAAGAAACATCAGCCATATGCTACACATCAATCATTTGTTCAAGTTAGAAAAGAACTAGCTGAATTAAAAGATATGATTAAAGCATTAGTTGATAAGAAATAAATATAATATGGGTTATGCCCTTGCTTAGTGCAGGGCATAGCCCTGAAAAAAATATATATCTCTCACGTTGACTGAAGAATCGTTTGGTTAACGCGATAAGGTAGCGAGAGTCTGGTGTTTGGGATAAATCCTGAGAGCCAGATGAGTAGTGTACTACTTGTAATTCTAGATGTAAAATCTAGAGTTAACCTAATGTGCTTATGCACCTGGTAGTTGCTTGGCAGTTATTACATTTGCAAGTGTAATACATCCTGTGGAAACACAGGCTAGAAAAAATCCAAGCACGTGTGAGATATATATAATATATCGTATAGTCTACTATATGCCTAGTCTAACGTGGTAGTTAGTACTTGGGTACGTGTCACTCCGCAAGGGCACTACGCAACTATGGTAGACTATAAAAAATTTTAAACTGAAAGGATAGAGAGTATGGAGCCTACAATAATACAACTTGCAATAGATTCATTTTGGAATACAATACAGAGTAAGGAACTATATATGATAGTGCTCTTAGTATTGATACTATTTGCAATTAAACCTTGGATGGAAAGATGAAATATACAATAGTTAAATTATCAGAAATAATGAATCATCCAACTAAAAGGATGGATGCTGAATATTGGATAAGGAAAAAGAATGTTCAAAGTAATACTAAAAGGAAAGTTCAAAGAGAGAAGAATAGATCTGAGTATAGTAAGTAGGGTGATGTATCATCAACCATTTACAGGATCTATTCAGAGTGAACATATCAAGTGGTGGAAGAGATATTGGATTAAACCAATAATGCTCGAAATACTATATCCAAGTGAAGGATGGATTCAATTAGTTAAAGTATATAGAGATGGGAAACCATCGATTAGAGTAATAACAAAGCCAAGCACCTCTGGCAAACGAGAGTTGCTTGTCTACAAACAACTATATGGAAAGGAGAAAGATACATATGAGCGCAAGAACAGGACAAATAAGAAAGTTCAAAACACCAGAGTTATGTCAAATAGAAATAGATGAAACAATAAGAAATAATAATGACATAGTACCTAGTGTATTTGCACGAGTAATTGGTATGAAGTTAAGAAAGATAAGATTAGAAAAGAATCTAACTCAGACCAAAGTATCAATTATGTTAGACGTAACATTTCAACAAGTTCAAAAATACGAATGTGGAATGAACGCTATCGGATTAAGAAATTTATGGAAGTTCTGTGAATTAACAGATACTGATATAAATACATTCTTTGAAGACCTAACTAAGTATGATTCTAAGTTAGAAGATCATAGAGAAGAAAGGGAGTAAATGAATGGAGTTATTAATTTTGTTCGATTTATTGCTTATAGCGTTGCTGCTGTAACAGTAAGAAAAGCATGGAATTGGCTCACCGCTGATGTTGATCCAATTCCTGGAACAAAGGAATTTGATAAAGAGTTCTACGCAGCCAAAGAAAAGTATAATCGATTAAGAAAAAAGAAAGGAGAATACGATGAAGCGAGTAGAAAAATACGGTGATATGTTAATTCGAGGATTAACATTACCAGTAAGGATAGTCGTAGGTATAGTCAATGCAGTTGAAAAGAATATGCCTGACAGACTAGAAATGCCTTATGAAATTAAGAAAAAACGTGACAAGAAAGGAGACGTTATTGATGTTGAACCAATCGAGTCAAAAGAAAACAGAATCTAGTCAAGAACTATATAACAGAGTGCATAGCAAGTATTATAAAATGTATAAGAATATTGCAATGCAGATTAAGATTGCTGATCAAGTAATACAGGAGTTAGGTGTACGACAAGGAAATATAATCGGACAACAAACTGCTGCTGCTACGATAGTAATTAGAGGTCATAAGTTAATAGATGCAGCGAAAGCAAAAGATGTTGCAGCTAAACTTGAACAGATAAGTGAAACGAGTAAAGTTGAACGAAAATCAGCTTAAATACTAATTGGCATAAGCCCTAACTGTGTGTAGGGCTTAATGCCCTAGAAAGGAATTAATATGAAAAAAATAATGTCCTTTGCAATTTGGGTATCACAAATAGATACATCAAAATATAAAAAGAAACAAATACCAGAAATTATTCTACGTAAATATTGGAAAATTTTTGGTAGAAAGGAAAAAAATGGATATAAAACAAATGTTAAATGATACAGTCGATCAACAGAATCATGCTAGATGGACTGGAGGTTTATATGCTATACAAGATACAGTAAATTTTATAGCAAATGTTGATCCTAAAATAACACCTAAAGATTTAGGATTAAAAATAACTGAACATCTGAAGGCTGAAATTAAAAGATATGAAGAATTAATTTTGACTACAGATATGGGTAAAAAGATGAAAGAAATAGGTGATAAATATGGGACTTGATCAATATGCAGATGGACTCAATAAGGAGTTCTATTGGCGTAAACACGCAAGATTACAAGTGTTTATGGCAGAAGAGTATAACAAACAAAATCCTAGAGAAGAGAAAGCTAGTGAAAACGAAGGAGGTCTTTCTCATTTAGGATTTAATGGAGGACCAGTAAACATTACTAATGAAATCTTAGATAGATTAGAAACAGCTATTAAGAATGGTTACTATGATTACTTTGCATCTGATGGATTCTTTTGGGGACAACAATACCAAGAAGAGTCTGTGAAAGAGTATAAAGAACTTGATAAACAGTTTTTAAGAGCTGCAAGAAAAGCATTAAAAGCTGGTAGAGAAGTAACCTATAATTGTAGTTGGTAAGATGAAAAAAATGAAAGATCTATTAGACTTTATGCCTGTTTATTATATTGATGTTAAAAAAGATAAGACTATCAAAATGAACAAACAATTAAAAAAAAGAGTTAAAAGACAAATCGTAGAAAATAAGAAGAAAAGAAAAAAAAATGACTGATATATATGAAATACGAGTGGCTATACAAAACTTTCTGGAAAAAGAATTAGATTATGATGTAACTGATGCAGGTTCATTGTTAGATGGATCTGAAGCAGATCTTGCATTTAATACTGATACAGGAAGGTATAGCTTATTATTAAAAAAGGAGGAAAAATGAGTAGTTATAAATTACATACATTTAGAACAGATGGATCTATTAAATCAGATCCTTATAAAATGAAACCTACATTCGAAGATATGTATAAGGAAATAGACTGTAGAATGATTGAAAGAACTACAGGATATTTACCAAAGTATTCTAATCGTAAAGATGGATATACTGATCTATGGATGGATGAAGAATCTAAATTAAAACATCCATTTATTATTAATAAAAATATTACAGATGCATGGCATAAATGGGCAAAGAAAACAAAACATCAAATTATTCCTGGAGATTTCATTGCAGGTCATGTATGTGTAATACAGAAAGTGCAGGATGATGCAGCATGAGTGAATATTGGAAACATATTATTGAAATAGAGAAAGTTAAAAAAGAAACTGATGAACTCATGATGAAAAAAATAGATCATTATGAGAAAGAGCTTGCTTTAGTTAGAGAACAAGCTCAAATAGATACTTTAGAAAAAGATAGACGTATAACTGATTTATTAAATATTAATGAAGAACATAAGAAAATTAATGGTGATCTTCGACAATTAAATAACGAGCTTATTAAGGATAATCAAAATTTAGCTAAACAAGTTGATGATAATATTAATAAACTTAGAAAAGCAGGTGTAATATGAAAATAACTGTTAATAGAGCTAAAGAAATAGAGCAAGCACAGAATGAACTCGATGATTGCATCGAAAGTGTATCTGTGCTAGATAATGCTATAGCTTGTGGATTTTTATTTGATGAACATAATCTTATTATTCAAAACTGGATTAAAGAGTATAAACATCGAATAGAATATTTACGTGAACAAATAGAAAATGTGAGGACAAATGGTAAATGATGGACAATGGAAAGCATTACTAGCTGGTAAGCAGTTAGAAATAGATAAGTTAAAACGTAAAGTAAAAGAAATGGAAAATGAATCTGAATGTGAACGTATGGAAGCAGAAAATCAGAGAGAAAGGAAACTAAATGATAACTCCAGACAGCGAGATACTCAGGTTAGAAAAAAGACAAAGAGGTCTTCAAAGAGTAGCGACAGCAATTAACGATTTAACTATTTATGGAATATATCCTACTAATTTTCCAAAATTAGTTACTGCTTTAGAACATAGTAAAGATCATGTTAAAGCTGAAATTATTGCGACAAAAAAAAGAATTATAGAACTAGGTGGAGCTACTGTAGAAGAAGTTTACACTAATCCACTTGAACCAATTCACGATGAGTGAACAGAATTCTGATTCTAGATCAGATAGAAGTGAATGGTGTACCGATCTGTCGTAAAAGAATTGGAGGTACTTAAAATGTCCAGTTTTAGGGTGACGACCTATTTAAAAAAGCCATCACTTCGGCTAACCAGGTGGGAGACTGCCTGGTTCGTTAATGGTATCGAAATAATGACTGTGGAGCTAAGTATTTAGCAACCTGAGAAGTTCGAGTAAATTTATTCCAGGTACACTATGAATTAACATAGTGTTGTGAATTAACACGGGAGGAAAACAGTTTTGAGAACAAAGCCATTAATTAAATCCAATTCTTAGGAATACAAATTACTTCCCCAAATTCAATTGATTCATCTTCTGAATCTATAGAGTAAGTTCCAAACGTCTTAATATAATCTTGAGTTTCTTCATAAATCCATCCTTTAGTTTTAGACTGTGCAGGTCTAAGTTTATCCATTTGTTCTTTAGTTAACCAACCTGTTTGTGATTGAGCATCTTGCCAAAGCAAATGCTTAGGAATAGGTTTATAAGGAAAATCTTTATTAGGCTTTTTCTTTTTAATGTAACGTCTTTGGACCATGTTTATTCCACAAAAAACTTTTATGATCGTTCTCCTCAAAATCTTCCATGACATCAATAGGAATCTGAGATCCTTCTTCTTCAAAAACTAATTTTAAATGTGTACTATAAATAATAGCTAGAGCCATAGCATCTGCAGCTCTTAAAGAAAGGTGTGGATTTTGTTTTTGGATAAAATCACCTATAGCATTAGGGTTTATATTCTGTATAAACCTTTGAGAATATAACTTTTTACCTTTAGGAAATTTATATATTTTAGCCATAATAAACATACCTCTGGCGAGGATATTCCAATCTATAGTTTGGGTTGCATGAGAAAGTCAATATTTTTCTTTATCTTAGGTACAAGATTATTATAGATCTTGACCCAAAGTATTGACTCATCAGTAAAAAATTCTTTAGAAACTTTCTGATCTAACCACCATTGATATAGTATACAAGCTATATCTTCAGCATCTATATCTAGTGTTTTCCAAAAATCCTTCTCATTTTTGCCACATAAATGCAGCTGAGAATGATGTGCAGGACATAAAGGAACTGCCCATTGATCTCCAGTTTTCTGACTCATTCCACGTGGCATAGCAAATGTTAAGTGATGTGCCTGACACTTAGGAGTTAAACAAAGTAAGCAAGGTTGTCTACTTACAAATTTCAGATATTGCTTGTCTCTTAACCTTTGTACCTTGTCTCCTGATGGTATGTCTAACTTTTTTGTACCCATAATAAACTGCTAATCTAGCTAAACCTTCGTGAATTAAAAAAGAAGTACTACGTTCTGACTTACCTAGCATATGTGCAATTTCAATAATACCATAATTTTCATGGCAAAATAACTTCATATTTCTAGCATTATCTTCACCAAGTTCAGCATCCACTTCTGCTATTGCTAGTGCTGCCCCTATTTGCATAGTCATAAAATCTGGAGTTCCACCATCAGTACGTTCTTTAAGAACATTACCTGTACCTCCACCTTGGAGTTCACACATTAATCGGTATCTGGAACCAGCTTCATATTCTTCCCAAGAAATGAGCTTGCGATGAAACATATATAAGAGGCGAGATTCTCTTATATTTAACCATACTTTCTTCTTATCCATTACTGTAGAGATAAGTTCTGGTTTTTCTATTTGTCGCATTTATACCCTTTTATAGCCTCATTAACATAGCGTTTAAAGCCTCTATTAGACTCATAGAAGCGAATAAGACGATATACCCTATTCTTATGCTTACACCCGTGGAAACGAGCTATAAGGCTTTTGCTACCCCAGCGTTGCGTAGGTAGCAATAGCCAACATAAGATAATAGATAAGTTGTATTTATTATACTCATCTTTATCTTTTATTGGTTTTTTTCCCTTCAAAGTTTCAAGGGATATGTTATAAGTACTACATAAGTACTTTTGAATATTAACAATCATACGGAGAAAATTATGTTGAAAGTTATAGAACATCATTCAGCTTCTGCTGGTAATACGTTTATTGATTGTCCGCAAATGTGGATCATAGAAAAAATATACGGATTCGAAACAGAAGAGAATGCAAGAATGCGAATGGGACACGCTGCGGAAGAAGCAGCTCATCATGCATTAGTAAATCAAATCACTGATGAAAAACTTATCATAAGTGATGCTAAAGGTAAATACATAGAAAGATGTGGTGAAAACGGAGGAACCATTGATGATGAATACGAATGGACTGCTCAAATAGCAAATACATTTGTTAAAGAATTAAAACAATATGGTAAATTAATTCATTATCAAAGGGAATATAATGGTCCTTATAAGGATCTATGTTTGCCAGTAGTTGCGAAGACAGACTTTGAGTTCAATGATTATATCGTTGATACTAAAGCGACTGCTAAAGTTTGGAGATATGCTCCAACTGCAGCAGAAAGACATAAGGGGAGAAAGGGAAGAATTAATCATAACTATCACCCTAAACCCGATCATTTAAGGCAGCAGTTCTTATATCGTGAGTTATTCAATAAAGAATGCTTACTGTTATATGCATCTGCTTGGGATCATCATACTTCTGATTTAGGAGATCATGTAGGATGTTTAGAAACTTTAATCCAAGCCTTTAAATCGATAGAACATATCTTAGGAATAGCGAAAACAAAGGAAGACGTTGTACGAATGTTTCCTTTGACATTCGACAACTGGAGATGGAGATATTCGCCAGGTGCTGAAGCGTTCGCAAGAAAGATATGGCATACAGCCTGGAAATGAGGTATATATGCAACGAATAGGTAGTATAGTTAAACAATTAAATAAAAGGAGGAATATGGAAAATCTAGAAACATTTGAATGCTCACATAAGAAATCATTTGCATCAAGAGATGGTGGCGGTAAATATAGTATTTACGTTACCAAAGATGATGGTAATGATATGACTATTTATGGTGAAGCAGTAGGTGCTGAAGGTTGGCAGAAAGGTGCAAGATTAAAAATCATTGCAATGCCTGCAAGACAAAGCAAGAATGGTAAATGGTATCAAACTGCAAAGTCAGTTGAGTTACTAGGTGGCGAAGTTGCTGCTAGTGTACCTGTACCAAATGCTGTTCAATCTGCACCAATTAAATCTGGTCAATGGGAAGAAAAATATAGATTGACTATGAGTAATTTAATGGCTGCATCAATTCAATCAGGTAAAGAAATTGATTTTACTAAAGTAGATGGATATGTAAGAAAGATATTATCTGCTAAAGAAAATCCTGATGAATTTAACGATCAGTTTTAAACCGAATTGCTATGCTGACGAATCATCTCCCTCTTAAGCATAGCGTGGCGAGTGGGTTCAACATAGAACAAATGTATAAATATAAATGAGCCCACTTTGTCATTTAATAAAAGGAATATATGATAGAATTATTAATGCTATTAATAGCACCCAGCGAAATCAATCCACAAAAGTTAGGAATGAAATATGTTCTGAAACAACAATTTGTGGATTATCAAACTTGCGAAGAATATGTAGTAAAAAATACATATAGTAAACCAGGTGAACAAAAATATGAAGGAGTATTTTATAAGATTGATAATAAAGAATATAAAGTATTTTTAACGTATTGTAAAAAAGTAGGTGAAAAATGATAACAGAAGAACGATTAGAGAAAGCTCTAAAATATCTAAGTGATACTGATGAACAGAGTGCAGAAGCTAATGCTAATGTAAAGTATCTAGATAGATTATTAAAGAGAAAGAAAGCATTATTTATAATGGATGATAGAGAATTAAAATCTATATCTGCTAAAGAGCAAGGCTTTTATGCTTCAGATATTTATAAGAATGCTGTTGAAGAATTATTCCAGGCTGAAGTTAAGTCAGCTACAATGGGTAATAAAAGAGATAAAGAAGGTCTAATTATAGATCTCTTTAGAACTTTAGAAGCTAGTAGAAGACAACATAATATATGATTTATAAGTTTAAAGTATGGGTATGGTTACCTCAAACAACAGAAATATATTTATCTGCTGAAGATGATGACCATGCCTTATCTAACTTTAAAAAATTAAACCTAAGTGAATTTAAATTTCGTGATGATGGCATGAGAAAATCAAGAGTAACTTATGAGGTTGTAAAAGATGTTGAGGTTAAAGACACTACCCACAGAACAGTCGACAGATTTAGAGAAGAGTCCTGAACATATACTGTGGACAGCGGTAATTGCTCAAGCAGTTAGAGATGCGACTTACGAAGGTATTAGAAAAGGATATGTTGATTGTAAACATAAAGCACTTACTTGGCTTTCCAAAAAGTCTAAAGATTTTAAAATAGTATTTAGAATGGCTAATATAGATCCAGATTATGCTTATACTAAAATACAGATTGCTTTAAAGAATAAAGAGTATATTATGACTGATGAGCAGCTTAAACTTTTACATGATAAAAGAACTCCTGCTCAAATTAAATATGAAAAAAAAGGTTTCAAACTCAAGTTCTAGTTATGATCAACAGGTAGGTGGATCTTATTATTTAAAATATAAGATTCAGCCTAGTAAATTTGTTGTAGAAAATAAGTTATTATTTCCTGAAGGATCAGCTATTAAGTATATCATTAGACACCAAGATAAAGGTGGTAAGAAAGACTTACTTAAAGCTATACACTTTATTGAAATGATTATTGAAAGAGACTATACTAATGAACCTAAAGAATCCTGGGTAGAAGGATATAGAAAGTGGAAACGTGGCACATTATAGTAAATTAAATAAAGAGAATAAAGAACTTAAAATTTATAGACCTTTTGGTCCATCCATAGGTCATTGTAAATTACCTCAAGAACTGATTGATGATTTTAATAAAGATTGTGATAACATTGTTGCTGATAAAGAGAAAAGTAAATTACATGATTTCTCTGATGATCTAGTCGGTAATGTTAAACAAGAGTTAATTATTAGTCCTGAAGTATTTGAAAAATGGGCTCCCTATTTTCAAAAATTAGTTAGTGCTTATATTGAAGCACATCCAGATAATTCTAAAGAACTTCAAAAAATAGTATTTAAATCGGGTTGGTATGTAAGAACCTTTGCAGGTGATTTTAATCCCTTACATTACCATACGAATTGTCATATGTCTTGTGTAGGGTATCTATCTTTACCTAAAGGTATTAAAGAAGAATGGGATAAAGAAGATCTAGATCATTATCCAACTGCTGGTGGTATTGAAATGCAGTATGGACAAGTCCAATTATTTTCAACTAATACAGTAAGAATCCGCCCAAAGGTTGGAGATTATTATCTCTTTCCCTGGTGGATGTATCATATGGTTTATCCTTTTAGAACAAAAGGAGAACGTAGATCTTTTAGTTTTAATGTATTCGGTGAACCTAGAAAAGAAAAAAAACCTAAATCCAAACTAATACTCTAACTTATACTTCTTCCTATTATATTTCGTATTATCTTTAAAGCGTTTATGTTTGTATTTAGGTAAACTTCTAGCGACTGGATTCCTAGTCGTCATCTTCTTCTGTGTTTTTTGATCTGATTTTCCCAAAAATAATCTTATAATTAAATTTTACACTATCTTCAAATTTACCCTCAGTTGCTAATGGTTTACCAGTAACACCTATTGAGTGTCTTGTGTTTTCACAAGCTACTAAAAATAAACTTAAAAATAAAAATGTAATTAAATACCTCATCTCCTCCTACTATACCATCTACGTTTTTTAAGAAAGTAATTGTATTGGTTATTTATTCTTCTTCTTTTTCTTCTTATTTGGTTTGAATTTATTAATTTTGTTTTCAATGTTAGAAATTTTCTCTTTAACTAAAACCATATCATTGCTTAATTTAAAAGTCTGACTTAAATTCCAGCCTCCCAATGCAAGAAGAATAGCTAACAATGCTGTTACTATTTTATTGTCCATTAAATACACTCCATTGTATGAATATAAAACAATCCAAGAATAGATATAACAATAGCAGCTCTATAAATATAAAGCCATTTACTATTACATTTACAATTTGTACATGTGTTCATTAATATTTATCTTCTAATATTTTAAGTATCTTTTTTTCACCCATATAAATTTCTGTTTTTGCAGTTACTTTACCACAGGCAAATCTGACATTTTCAGGATTAACTTCTCTAGAAGCAATCCTTTTAGATTTTAAACAATCAGACATACTTTTTTTATAAGTGTGTTCAATAATTCCACCTTGATAAAACATACATAGGGCGATCACCGTTTCGACCATTAATGTGCTCCATTTCCATTAGCAAAGGATCTTTGCTTATCTTTTAATTTTTCTACATCAGATTGCAGTTTATTAACTGATTTTTCTAATGCTTTAATATTAATTTTATTATGCATCATGTCATCAACTCTTCTAATTAATTTTTCTTGAGAAGAAGTAATCATTTCCAACAACATGAATTGCTCTTGGTCTATGGGTTTTTGAGTACTTGCTTCAAGTAAATCTTGTTCCATTAATTGTTTAGAAGTCTCTAAAGATGTAAGTCTACTTGTAATATCTGCCCATGCCCACACACCCATAGCAACTGCAAAAATAATTCCAATCATATTTTTGATTGGCATAGCCACACTTGTTGATTCACTTATTTTCATATCCAGTTTATTACCTTAAATACTAAGTAGAGTGTTATAAATACAAACATTCCTGTCATTTGTATATCGTAAGGAAAATTTGTCATTTACGAAACATCGGTAAGGATGCTCCTGAGTTATGATAACATTTTAAACAAGCTCTAGATTTATCTGCAAAAACTACAAAAGGATCAGAACTAACCATGTCTTTATGACACCATTTACATTTACCTACATCATAGGTTCTATTTTGAGGTTTTTTCCATACCTTTTTTTGCATTTAATTCTTCATTCGCTTTGTCTAAATCTTCTGTTACGTATTCTAACTTTTGTAAAGTTCTTTTAAGAGCCGAATCTTTAGCCTTAGCAGCATCCGTAAGCTCATTGAGCTGCTCTTTAAGAACCCGTACTTGTTCTTTGTATTCGTTTATAATTTCTTGATAGTCTGCTTTTTCTGTCATTTTTTAGGTAATTTAGGTCCACCACTACGAAAGATTTGTGTACCTTTAATACCAAAAATTGATGCAACAACTAAAATCCACAAATTAGTAAACCATGAAGGGAGTGCTTGAAAATGATCAAAGAATATTTGTATCTTTTCCATAGCTTGCGGATCGTCTGACCACACCCCGTAAGCGAGTACCAAAATCGGAAGCGTTAAAATAATCAAGACTACTTCGTCTTTATAATCATTTTGACGAGCTTCTAATAGCTTACCATTATATTCAATCTCACCCCGTGCTTGCTTTTCAGCAGTCAATAGGGCAGCGTCAGACATCGCTTGTTTAGTGCGTTGCTTATTTGCATAGACTTTAGCTCCCGTTTGGAGAGCCATTTTTGCTAGTCCTAACCACATATATTACTTCCTTTTAAAAGTGTATATTTTACCTGTTCTTCCACCAACGTGACGAATAACTTTTCGTCTTTTGTAGAATCTATCCCAAGCCCATTGATGTAATCTATCTCCAACATACATTAAGTAGCGGAGGATTTTGTTGGAAATCCCTCCCATGCTTTATACATTCCTTCCACTAAGTGTTCATCTGTATATGGCTGCTTGCCATTTTCCATTTGAATGATGGATTTAACTAAAGGTAAATAGTGTTCAATACTATTATCTAGTTGATCCATCGGATTGAAACCTGTCTTGTTACAGACAAAGTCTATATAAGCGTCAGTATCATTTTCACTAGGAGGAGCCCATCTTCCGATAATATCCTCTACATTATTTTTTTTATGATGAAAACGATAGACTAAGAGTATTCTCATTAAAGCTCGAATACCCCAAACAGCTTCCTTAAAAACACAAAAAGTTGGATCTGATTGTTCATCAGCCAACCCATCCCAGTCAGTACCTATTTTAATATTGCCTGGATTCTTGTTTCTAATTCCTCTCGGTAATTTTTCTATTCCATCTGCCATTGTCTTTTAATACCATTGGGATCAATTTCGGTAGTCCGTTAATGATCACAGCGGTTCCTATTACTGGTCTAGTCTTTTGAAGTTTATTATATTCAAAAGCTAAACTTTTCATGTTTATTAAACATCCAGTTTGCATAGCCCAGAGTAATTCATTTGGATTACTCCAGTAATGTATACTGAATGTAGTATGGTAATGTCCTTGGACAGTACACATACCATATTGTTGTGCTACCTTTAGCACATCTTTATATTTACCATGGCAGAAGTAAATTTTTTGTCCGTTGGATGCTTTGATGATTAAGTCCTCATGCCAAGTCCAACCTGGTCCCACACCTAACATATCATTATATGATTTAAAAAGTTCGTGTGGTATTCCGTGTCTTGTTGCTTTCCTAAATACTAGACTTCCATGATTGGAATCCAATAAATGCATTTTAGGAAACATACTATGTAACTCTTGGAAGAATACTTTAGCTTCCGTAAGTTCATCTTTAGGTGCACGTAATCCTGGATGATGGTCATGAAAAGAAATACTGTGCCAGTCTAATTCATCTCCCATATTCACAATACAATCGGGTTTGTATTCTTTCTTGAGTGCAGCCAGAAAGTCAAGTGTATCTGGATGATGATATGGAGAGTGTTGATCGCTAATGCAAAGTATTGATTTTCGAAGCATATTATTGCTTGTACAACTAATTAGTGTGTTAGTCTAGACCTAGAGGTACAAAATTATGTATCTGAACCTGGTTCTTCTACTGGATAACAAGCAAATTTAATAAATACTTGATCTTTATTAATATCTGTTCTCCCAATTTCTTTCATTTTAGATAATGATTTTTCATATCCTGCAATCATACATTCGTAATGACTTCGGTATCTTTCGGGAAATTCATAAGGAGGCATGCACTCTGCATAAACAAGAGAGCACATAACAATTGCCAAAGCTACTTTCATTATGGAACCAGGAGAGTTTTAACTAACCCTAAAAGGTTTCCTAACGCCATAACACCAACAACCCAAATAATTTTATAAATCGTATTTACTCTAGCTGTTAAGTGTACAATATGGTTATCTAACTTAGTATTAATTACCTTAAGTTCGCCATGAATTTTTAATATTTCTTCTTTATTTTCTGTATGTCTACTCATTAAAATAATGTTTCGTAAGGAGACCTTACTAATCCTTTTGTTTTATATTGTGTATATCGTGGTCCTTGGTATCTAGGGTGACCACTTTGCCCTAGCACAAAATCAACTGCTGTGTCCCAAGCAAGATCAGCACTAAGCCCATCTCGTTCTAAACCTTCAGCAATATTTTGTGATGCTGTTTGCAGCCAAATAGGTAAAAATCTTTTACCAACCTGACCACCTATCTTTAAACCTTTTTCAATAGCTTCATCATCTTTCTTAGTGATGTTTGGACTCCACTTAGTTGTCAAGTATTTCTTATTTGTTAATACTTCTATTGTAACTCTAGGTAATGCTCCTATCTTTTTAAGACCAGTAGATTGTGGAGCAGTTATCCAATGGAAAGGTTCCATTAACTGTTTTGAGAAAGTAAGTACTTCACCATTCCCTAAGTCAATTCTTGTTGGATCTGTATTCTCTAATATAGAGTGTCCGCTAAATGCATAGTTTAATGCAGATCCTGCTGCTGCATAAGTAAGTGCAGCTTTAGCAAAATAAAATTGGTATAGTCTTCTTAACTGTGGATCAGCTTCAAATGCAGGTAAAGACTTAGCAATAATTCTAACATTAGATATTGTCCAGTCAGGAGCAAACATTAACAACTGCATATAACCTCTAGAGCCTGGTGCAAATGTAGTTTGCATCATTCTCTTTAACCAAGGTGTTTGTATGCTATTAGCTAATTTAGCCCAGTCTTGTCCACCAAAAGCATCATTAGAAAACTGTGCTGCTTGTTGTGCTTTCCTGTATATAATAGCTTGAGTATCTCCAGGCTGTACAGATTTATTTAATGCTGTAAGAAAAGTATTAAGTTTAGCATGAGTAAATACTCTATCCCAAGTTATTCTATCAAACCATTTAAAAACTTTTTCAGCTTTACCACTAGATGAAATACCAAAATGTCTTTTTAAAAAGGTATCAACTCCTCTTAAGTTATAATAGAATCTATCAAATCCTATATCTTCAGGTGTTGATATTTGTAATCCTGATCCTCTAGAAAATTGAATAACATCCCTAAAGCCATGTTGTTCTAATTGGTTTACTGCATGAGGAAACTCATTAACATAAGTTCTAGGATTATTAATTAGATTTTCTAATTCAGCTTTAGATCTTGGGTTTAATATTTTCTTAATAAAATTCCATTTAGATCCAGCAAACCACATTGATTCAACTAATGCACCTGCATGGAAAAATGAAAAACCTACCGCTAATCTCTTCATCATTAAGTTAGTCGTAAAAAGTGCTGACATTAATGGTTGTTCATCTGTAGCATCGAAAACCATTCTTAATGATTTATCCATTCCTCTATGGATATAAGGGAATCCTTCTTTACCTTCAAAGTAAGGATGTTTAAATTCTATATAGTTTTGATTAACAGGTCTTGTTCCTCTTCTGATTAAGAGAGGTAGACCTTCTATTTTTGAAGTTTCTAAACTTGTAATTAAAGCCCTAGTAGATAATGCTTTACCTGCTGCATGAGTATATACTTTAATAAGTTCAGTAGGATCATCATAACCTGGTTTAATTTTAAAGTTCTTTTGAAGTCCTGCGTTAATATCTCCAAAGACACCACGTTTAGCAAACTGAAACTTACCTGATGGACCAGTTACTGTTTGATCAAATTCTTTAACAAATCTAAAAGGTTGTATCTTAGGATTATAATGTTCCCATAATAAAGGAAGATAGTTAACTCTTTTATTAAATAATAAACCACTACCTTCTTTACCAAGAGATTGCTCTAAACTATCAAATGTTTTTCTAATAGCTTTAGCTGCATCTAATTCTCTAGCAGATAATTCTGAATCAGCAATAGGTTTTAATTTACCATCATATCTAAAGTTTTTTCTATCAACTCTAGCTCTAGTTAAGTAATAAAATATCTTACGTCTAGAATCTATTGCATCAGGTATATTTTGTTTAATCTTATTAGCTAGTTCATATGCAGCAGAGTTTAATTTAACTGTACTCATTTTAGCTGCATCTAATGTAGCTTCTGCTGATATAGTAGCAGCATCAAAGTCTTTAGGCATTTGCCTAAGTTTACTTGTAAGGAATCTTCCAGCTAAATATATAGCTGCACCAGCTCCTGCACCCTTAGCTGTTGCTAATAATTTCTCATCATCAGCTGTTAAGAATTGTGCAGTTGCACCTATAGCTGCAAGAGTACCACCTCTTTTAAGAGCAGCATTAAAAGACATATCTCTTCCATGTTCATTCAGCTGTCTTAAGGCAGCAGTCATATCTGCTTTAATAACTTGAAATTTTTTAGGATCTGTAATAATTCTAGTTTGTTTTTGTATCTCGTCTATAAGTTCATCAACAGAACGGAAAATACCATTTTCATTATAGTCTAATAATTTCTCAGGATTAATTCCATGTTTATTTAAAACTTGGTTTTGTATTTGTAAAACTCTATTTTTAGGAACTTGAGTTAATCTTTGTGCTAAAGCTCCTGTGCCTGCAAAACCTACTGAGATTAAAGCTCCTGCTGTAGCTCCTAATGTAGTTTCTACTGTAGTTCTTTTAGGATCTAATGTAGCATCTTCTCCTAATTGCCATGCAGTTGAGAATGCAAAAGGTATTCCGAGTGTAGCCATAGCTCCAACTTTAATATCAGCCATGTTATCAGCTTTCTTAGCTGCTACTGTAGTCATGCTAAGATTCTTAGCTCGTTTTAATCTAATACCATTAACAACTCCTCTACCTAATCTATGCCATCCAAGAGGCATAAATAATAACCAAGGATCTGCCATAATCATATTAACTAATTCAGCTCCAAAGAGTTTAGGGTTGGCTTTAATCATATTACCAACTTCCTTCATGTCTATGGACATAGGACCATCATCTAAAAGATAACCAAATCTTTGTAGTTTTCTTTCAGCTTCCTGATAAATTTTAGATCCTTGTTGCTGAGGATTATTACGAATGTAATTGAGTGCTTCTTGTGCTTGTTTCTTTTTTGTATTGCCAGTCATCCATTGGTAGAGTGATGCTGGTAAAGATTCTTCTAACCATAGGTGATATGGATTACGAAGAGACTGAAAAAACCCAGGCGTTGAATCCTTTACTGGTTCTTTTAAACCATCGGGTATACTACGTACTGGGTCTTTTAATTTAAATTCATTAACATTAAAATCATTAGCCATTAATCTTTATAAGTTTTTCTACCACTTTTGATCCAAGCAGATAAATTTTTATGTTTTATATATTGTGGTCCTTTACGAACTCTAACAAGAGAAGCTCTTCCTGTTAAAGGATCTATTCTTCTTTCTGAAACTTTGTAAAATTTAGGATTTCTTGGTCTAAATCCCCATCCATGTAATGTTTCTTTAGCTTCTGCTGAAGCTCTACCTTTAATTTGATGTAGATCAGCATAAGCCTTATTAGGATCATCAAAATGTGTGGGTTTATATCTAGAAGGTTTAACTCTTTTTCCTCTTAAAGATACACCAAGTCCTTCAACTCCATGTCTTTTACCAAGAGCTTGAACTTTTTTTAATCCTTTGCGTTGAGCAATTGTAAATGCTCTAATGCCTTGCTTAGGATGTTTTTTAATTAATCTTTTAAAAGCTACTGTTTCAGTAGTTCTTCCTGCTTTCCAGATAAGTTCTTTCAGTCCTCTGGGATGGAATATTTTAATCATTATGTCTCCTATTCAAAGTATTCAGGGAAACGAGATCTCATAATCTTCTCAGCTCTCGCTTTAGATACTTTTTGTAATTGTGGGTTTGCTGCTAATAGCATAGCAAATATTTGTGAATCATCGTTAGATAATACTTTACCTGATGATTTAGCTATCATAATTTCTGGTCCTTCTTCTCCTACAATGTAGGCTTTATTAGCTTTAACTGGACCACCTCTTGCTTTAAAAGGATCTTCAGATGTACCTTGTATAGTACCTTTAGTTACTGGACCAAACCATCCTTTTTTATGTTTAATTTTACCTGATTTAAGAACTTTTTTAATAATTCTTTTCTTTAAAGGTGTATCAATAACAAGTGGTTTACCCGATTTATTATTTTTCTGAAGTATTGCAATTTCTTTTTGATATTCAACAGCAATTTGTTCAGCTGCTTCATCATATTTAGCAGTAACATTATCACCTTTAATCCAACCAAATGCTTTTTCCCACATATTAGGTTCGTCTATTTTCATAGTTTGAAGTAAATCTTTAACTTCTGCTATATCTCCAGCAGTAGCTTGTATAGGTGCTTGTTTTCTAGCTGCTATTCTATCTTTAAATTCAGCAGATATTCCTGCTGCTTTAACAACATTGTTTAGTGCATCTTGACCTAAAGTTTTACCATTAGCTCCAGCTTGCATAAATGCTAAGCCCATAGTAAAGGCAGGATTAGACATTAGTCCTTCAAAGCCACCTTTGTCTTTCCACATTGCTGCAGCTTTATCCATATCTACTCCAGCTAAATTAGAGAGTCTTTGTAAAAATCCTATATCACCTTGTTGAGTTCCTTGACCACCTGTTGTTATGGCATCTGGGTAAATTGATTGTTTTTTTTGCATAGGTACAACATTTGGATTTTGTCTATCTCTTAAATTATATCTAGAAACTAAACTAGAACTATCTTTAAAATCACTTTTGTTTTGTAAACCTGTACCATATTGTGAACCTCTAGCAATTTCTTCTAAAGATTTCTTTCTTTCATCAGGGTTTTGCATACCCCAATTTGCGAATATATCGAACATTCCCATATTATAATATTCCTTTTGTCAAATTATGTTTCTGTAAGAAGTCAAAAAATGGACTATCATTTACAGCTAACATTCCTACAGCACTAGGTGTTCCTAGTGTTTGTTTTACTTTTTGTTGTGCAGCTGCATATTCAGAAGCTAGATTAAATGCACCACTATTACCTGATGCACTTCCTGTTCCTAAACTTTGATACCAATTAGCAGCAACAGAATTACTTGGAGATGTTTGTCCAGAAGTTATGTAATTAGATTGTGCTGCAGATACTGCACCTGTTGCACCTTGTCCATCTCCTCTATCAGGAGCAGGTGAAATATTAGATTCTCCTGTTCCCCAATCCCAAACATTAGCACCTTGTCTTTTAGACCATTCTCCTAAATTTGCACCTGTAGCCCATAATAGTCTAAGGGTAGGTGAATATTTTAAAGCGTCTGGTGCTAAATTCCAATGCTCTGCAAAGGTTAAATCTCTTGTTAAATCTCTTTCTTCTGGTGCTGTTAATACAGGATCAGCATCTCTTTGATCTACTGTAATTTTACCTTGTCTATATGCCTCTTCTTTACTTAAACCAAAAGGTTGAGAATCTTGTGCTCTATAACCAGGTTCTTCTCCAGTAGATATTCTTTGGATTCTATCAGCATACACAGGTTCTTTAGATACATTTTCAGATGTAACAGTAGGTATAACTTCAGGTGTATCAATAACTGTAGCCCACTCATCATATGTATTTCTATCTGGTGTTGGAGCAGGTGCAGTATAAGTCATACCTGGATCTCCTCCTCCTGGAGGTCCACCTCTATCTGGTGCTGAATATGTTTGAGATGATGCAGCTCCTTCTCTATCTTGACGACCTGTTGGAGCTGAATAAGACATTCCTGGATCACCACCACCTGGTGGTCCTCCGCCTCCGCCATTGCCGTTGCCGCCTCCGCCTCCTGACATTTATATTCTCCTTACGCTATGATTGCTAATACGATTATTACTGCAACTATAATCACAGCTTTTTTGTGATTAGTCCAGTAATGTTCTATTGTGTCTAAAAATTTATCCATTATAATAATCCTCCTAATAATCCCATACCGCCACCAATAAGTGCACCCATGCCTCCTCCCATAGGAAACATAGATCCTAAAGCTGCTCCTGTCATTGCTCCGCCTGCAGCCATAGTTATTGGGTTAGCGTCTGGTAGTTGATTTTGTACGTTTTGTGTTGGTAGCCCAAAAGCAATGGGAGCTGCAACATTATAATATTGAGCTAACGCATCACTTGGAGCCATTTGTTGTTGTCTTTGTATATCTTCTAATTGTCCGCCAACAGCAGTTAAACTTGGTACTCTTTGAGCTGTTTGAAGTTGTCTTGCTCGTTCTCGTTCTAATTGACCAAATGCATAAGGTAATGCTTTTTGTGCAACTTGACCTATAACAGCCTGTTGTGCCATTGGACTTGTTGGTGTTCTACCCATACCAGAAAATTGTCCAGCTACATTAGAATACACATCTTGAGCAGATTGTGCGATCAAAGGAGATAAAAAAGGATTCGTATACTGACCTTGAATAGTACCTAATATTTGCTGATTAGCAGCATTAGCTATTTGTTCTTGAGCTGCTATACCTTCTAGGGTTTGAGTTGTAGGAGCAACATATCCAGCTGCTGCTGGACCTTGCCCATATATAGTTTGTGCTTCAGACAGAATCTGCCCTAAAGCAGGTTCCGCTGGACCATATGGTTGTGTAGAAGCTACAGTAGTTTGTGTTCCACCGCCACTTCCTCCGCCTCCGATTGACATATTATTTATTCTCCTTTTTTTTCTTTTCTAACAATACATGACTTTCTTTATAACCAAAGGGTTTCAGAATTTTCTTCCACCCAGGTCTAGCAACTAATTCGAGTAAATCGCAATTTTGTTGCCAAGCAAAGTCTTCTATATGTTTGATTAAATGTTGCCATTTCTCACGATGTCTTCCTGTCATTATTTTAATATTCAGGCATCGTTGTAATGGTCGTTGTATTACTTCAGTTACAACAACTCCGTAATACTTTTCTTTGTCAGCTTCTTGATCCCAAAGAATCCAGAGCTGCATCTTTTCTTCTATAATCCATTTCTTAATATGCTCTGATAAAGCATATCCGTTAGAACGTGTTAAAGCATTGGCTATATCGGTTCTAACTACCCCCCAAGCCTCATCAACACTTTTGGTTGGTATGTTAATTAATTGGATCACGAAATTACTAAGTAACTTATTCCTATATGTGTTGAATCTGTTGAACTCATTGTTGCTTTTAGTGCATCAGATTCTTCTAGGACTAAAGGTACTGATAATAATTCTACACCTGTATTAGCTGCAAGTGTTTGAGTTTTTAATATTGTATACTCAGTACTTGCTGAATCATCAGATAAATCTAATGAGATAGTCGGTGTATTAGAAGTATTATTAGTAACTCTAATAGATCTTATAACAACTGTAGTATCAGCTGCTGCTGTTAATAAAGTTGTTTCAGAAGTTGTAGCTAATGCTACACCAGTGAATTTATAATTATTTGCCATCCTTTTTATCTTTCTTATCTTCTTTAGGCATATAAGTTATAACTTGTTTTAACTTACCTTCATAAAAGGCTTTACGATCTACCCATTTATCAAGTTCATTTATAATATCTGAATGAGCATTAACAGCTAAATTATGAGAACTATAATGCTTAATCTGATAATCTGCTTCTAATATTTTAGCTTCGTATTGTCTTTGTAGTGCTAATAGTAATTGTTTCATTTTGGTATTCCTAACATTGGTCGTTTATCAAATTTATTATTATAAGCAAATTTTCCATCTGCATTATTATAATGAAGAAATGTTTGAACACAGACATTACCTTCAAAAGGTTCTCTCCAATGTTCTAAATCACATCCGCTATATATTAACATATCTCCTACGTTAAGATCAACGGGTACTCCTTTAGGAGCATTAGGTTTATGAATATTTTTATATTCATCAATCACGTTATTAGATCCCGTAGGATCTATATAAATAGACCAAGGTTCTCCACCTAAATGTAAGGTTGTGGATATTTCACAGCTAGGTCTATCCTTATGCCTTTTTAAAATATCTCCCTTTTTATATGCTCTAGTATAAGTATACGTTGGTATAACATTTAAACCTGTAAACTTTTGCATAATAGGTAATACTTTCATCATTAAAGTTTCCATGAAAAAATCACCATAACAGGAATAGGTATTAGGAATTTGTTTATCTTTCCAAGTACCAAATCCTGGTGTAAATTCTGATATGTAATTATTCTGATACATCCAGTTTACAGCATCTCTTTTAAGTAAAAAGTAATTAAAAGCAAAATTAGCGAGTTCGTAAGAAATAGCATTGGGAATAACTTCATATTTCTTTTCTTTGAAACTCATCGTTGTAAAAAATTAAACGATACAGATATTCTTATATCATTACTTTCATTAGGTTTTACTTCATGCCATAACCAAGAAGGAAACATAATACATCTTCCTGCAACAGGTTCGTAATGTACTTCTCTCCACGATGCAGGAGGAAGATCTCCCTTTTTACGACTAGGCATTGCCATTTGAACTCCTGGTCTTGGATCGTATACCATCAAATTACCAGATTTTTGAGGAGTCTTAATAAAATAAACACCTGAGAATAATGAGTTAGGATGAATATGAGGTCTATTAAAACATTTTGGATAATTAATATTTGCCCACATATTTCCAAGTACAGGTTTTAAAGACAAATGCTCTTTTTGATAAATCTCATCTTGCATATTAAAGAGTTCTTTTGTTAACGGATTGTATTCTTCTTTTTTATTCATATCCGTTTTACTATGCCATCCACCTGCATTAGTTTTTTGTTCGCCTTTATCCTGTTGGCTCCATTGAATAATCTTTTGTTCTAAATATTGATTCAACTGAAGAGCATTCGGTAGATCTTTAATATAAATGATTGTTGGAAAATGATGCTCAGTAATCATTTAAAGGAAGGACCTCCAAACCACATGACTAAAGATTTTCTCTCACCTCTAGTAACGGGTTTAACTCGGTGCTGTAACCAACTCGCAAAGAAAATAGCTTGACCTTGTTTTAACTTTGCAGTCTTACCTTTACTCATAAACTCTAATTCACCACCTTCAAAGGTAGAAGGATCAGATAACAGAAGTGTCATTGAGATTTTACGAACAGGAGGCTGATGTTTTCCTACTACATCATTATCCATATGCCATTCATAAAATCCACCTGTAAGATAATGTGTAAATTGTCCAGGTTCAGTTAATCGCATTCCTTCAAAACCAAAGTGATTATTGTTTGCTTGAAGCATAGTCTTTTCAATATCACGATACATCTCTGGCATTTCTTTAAAAGGAATCCAACTAATTGTTGTAATTCTTTTGTCAGGATCAATACCACTTCCTTTGGGATTACCCATACCTACTGCAGCTGTTTCTTTTTTTAAACTCATGCCCTTATCAATAACCATCTGGCATTGTTTAGGTGAAAAGATAGGCTGAGTTGTTTCAGCTATATAACTTCTCCAAGTAGGTTCTGTAGGTATCATCCTGCTGTCCTTGTACTAACAGGGTTATACTCTACATCCATGTTGGCTGCAAGTGTGCGTCTTATGGCATTAGGATTGGTATGAGGATAAACACAATGCCTCATGTCATAAGGAAAAATATAAAAATCTCTTTCTTCTGCAATAGGTGAATAGTCAGATTTTACAAATTGACCATTAGCTGCACCTACGATTTGTAACTTACCATTTAAAGGAGTATCAGGTCTTGCATATTCAGGACCCATATCTTTAGGAAGTTTAAGCATCATGACTGATGAAAGTCCTGTATAAATCGTGCCTTGATGAATATGAATAGGATTGTATTCTCCTGCTTTCATCTCATTAATCCATATAGAGTTCATATGAAGTGTATAAGGATGTATTTTATTAAAATCTAAATAATGTCTAAATTTACTTTCAAACCAATTTAAAACATAAGGAGGAAGTAAATTATGTCGGTGCATTTTATTATTGGGAGCACCACCAAAAAACAAAGAATTTTCTTTTCTTATTTTCCCCACAAGTTGTTTATGAGCATCAGGAAGATTAACAAAATTAGTTTCGTAAATTCCATTAAGAGTATTAAAAACATCTAAAGGAACTTTATATCTTAAAATAGTTTGCCCTAACCAGATAAATTTAAAATCGGATGTGTCCATATTCCTTAATAAATCTCTCTGGTATCATATTCTTATATGGATTATCAACCTTGTGAACATTTTGTGTTCTAATGGTGTGCATATTTTTACCTGTAATACTATCATTATATTGTAAACCATTCACGGTAATTTGATCTAGATCAATAAACTTATGCGGAAAATAGGGGAGATTTAAAAAAGTGTAGACTTTTCTTAATTCTTGTTCTGGATTAACAACTAAATCATCATACTTAATAAACACAGCCATCTCAGGATGCTGAAGTAAATACTGAATAGATAAAAGTCCTTTTGCTATTGCTCCATACTTGTGCATAAGTCGACTTAATTTTTCATCTATTGTTTTTAATTGATTTAAAAAAGCAGTTGGCTCAGTTTCAAACCATTTAATATAAGAAGCTAAAACATCTAATAAATCTCTAACTAATACAATACATCGTATAGGTTGTTTAAAATGTTTTTGCATGATCTTTAGATTGCTAGATGTACAAACAGGTCCTCGATCAATAATAACTTTATAATTCCAATGTTTATAATAAAGATTATAAACTTCATCCATAACATTATCTAAAGATTGTTCATCAGGAAAATTTTGAAAGGCATCTATTTTTTTAAGAAGAAATAAATCTTTCATAATTTCCAAGGTGATACTATTGGCGGTAACAGCAATCTCTGGATTTTGATTCATGAGTGATGCAAATAAGGTATTCCCTGATCTTGGCATCGCACAAAGAAAGTAGATTTGTTTAGCCTTGTTTTCCGTATTTAGGTGTTTCACTTATAGCCTTTTTCTTTTCGTGTCCAAGGGCTTTTCGTTCTTCTTCCACCCGTTCAATTGTTTGCAATTGACCTAATACATTAAAGACTTCAGGTTGTGAAGATCCAGGAGTTAATGTATTCTTTCTATTCTTCATGATCTTTTTGTATGATAATAGTTGGTGTGTATCTACATTCTTATCATCAAAAGTACCATCATTATAAATCTTTTTAAAGTTAGACCATTCAGTAACTTCTCTCATACGATGAGCTGCAACAAGTTGCATACTAGCTTTACTATAAGTTTTTTCATCTATTTCTACTTGTATGAGTTCTTTTTTTAATTCGTCTTTTTCTTCTTCTAGTTCTTTTAATTTTTGTTTTATTTCAATATCATTTTTACGAGCATCAAAGGATAAATGCATTAAGTTTTCCATGTGAGTATTTTGTTCTCTCACACATTGCCAATACTTAGCAGCATTGGTTGGATATTTAGCATCATTTAAAACAGAAAATTCCATCTCTGTTTTTGTTCTGAACATTTGTTTCTTTGTCCAGGTATCTCTAAGTTCGTTTGTTAATTCTTTAAATTTAGCAACTTGTGCAGGATCTAATATTTCATGAAGATGAGGTTCTTCTTTTACAATAAGTTCGTGTATGTTTCTTTTCTCTTTCATATAGAGGTTTTATACTCTTTTTTTAAATATTAGTCAAAGTCAATATCAGCAGCTTCTGCGGCTGTTGTTACACCTGTAAATTCTTCTGTTGCATCACTATTAGCTGGTCTTGATCCTCCAAATACTAATCCAGCTTCTTGTGTTGAATTTCTTGCTGTTCCTATCGCACTTCTTGCTGTACTTAAAGAGGCATTTGTTGACCAAGAGGTCCCATCATAAAGTTCAGAAAGACTTGAGTATCCAGGTCCATAACCACCAGCTACTCCAGCTGCCGTTTGGATTCCCCATCCAGCTAAACCATATCGTTCAATATTCCCATTTCCTCCAGCTGTCCAAGCTGTTCCATTATATTCTTCACTAGATACACCAGGTTCTCCAAACATTGATAATCCTGCTGTTTGTGTTCCACATCCTGTGTTAGCATTTTTAGCTGTACTTAAATCTCCACCATCAGTCCAATTTGTGCCGTCATATTCATAAGTTTCAGCAGTACTTCCTCCAGCTGGACTATTACCTGCAAAGAAAAGAGCTGAAGTTTGAGTTCCAGCCATACCCGCATTATATGTAGCAGCAGGTATATCATTTTGTTCACTCCAAGTAGAACCATTATATTCTTCTACTTCGTCTTTACGATTTGGAGCATCATATCCTCCAGCTGCTAATCCTGCAGTTTGAGTTCCAGTTCCTTGTGTATTATATCTTGCTGTATTTAAATCATTTGTTTCTGTCCAAGCCGTACCATCGTATTCATAAGTTTCAGCTTTAGTGGGAGGTTGACCTCCAAATCCAAGTCCAGCAGTTTGAGTTCCTGCTCCACCAACTCCTTTTAAAGATTGTCCATAATTTCCACCACTTGCCCATGCTGCAGGGGTATAGGTTAAAATTGATTTGTTCCATTCTTCTGTTGTACCTACATAATTACTCATATCGTAACCAGCTAAATGAGCTCCTGCTGTTCCACTTCCTCCAGCTGTATGGTATTTTTTTTCTGAGGATATGTTAGTCGTTTCTGTCCAAGAAGTGCCATCCCATTCTTCTGCATTAAGTTCAGAAGGACCTGGATTATCACCACCTGCATTAATTGCATGAGTTTGTGTTCCAAAAGAAGCTCCTTGAGCTTTTCCTGTATTTACATTTGTAGTTTCTGTCCATGATGAACCATTCCAAGATTCTACATTAACAGTTACATCTGGTGCAGGTGCAGGACCTCCTGATACACAAAGAGCAGCATCTTGTGCTCCAATAATTCCCGTATAATATCTAGCTGTTCCTAAATCAGATTCTTCTGACCAGCTAGTTCCATTGTAAGACTCACAAAGTTGTTTGGTAGTAGTACCTCCTGCTTTAACATTACCCGCAGCCATTAACCCAGCTGTTTGTGTTCCAGCTCCAGTACCACCTAAATCTTGTCTTGCTGTATTTAAATCGTCTCCTTCTGACCAAGAAGAACCATCAAACTCTTCCGATATATCCGAATCAGTGCTTCCAGGAAATGCTCCACCATAAGCTAAACTTGCTGTTTGCGTACCTAAAGCAGCTAAAGCATGTCTAGCTGAATTAAGATCAGCAACTTCTGACCAGCCACTACCATTATAATGTTCGGTATGTGCTCTTACAGTTGGACTTCTACCACCACATATAAAAGCAGCAGTTTGAGGTCCAGTACCACCTAATTCTCCACGACCTGTACTTGCAGCACTAGATGTAGCCCATGTATTATAGGATATAAAAGCTCGTAGCTTTCCTGTAGCTGAGTTATACCAAACCTGTCCTTCTTGCGTACTTGCAGAAGCAGAAGGTAAATCAGCATCTAAATAAGGAACGGTGAGTCCTTTAATTTCTCGGTACGTTGCCATTTAATTCCTTTAGGGAAGAGTTATGTCGCCTGGTCTTGATGTTAATGCTTTTTCTTCATCAGATAAAGCATCCCAAGCTGCTTGTGCTGCTTCAACTTCTGCTGTTACAATAGCTTGTGCTTCTTCTTTAGTTTTAGAAACACCATTGTTTCTTGCAATCCAATGTCTTGATTCTACACAGTCTGTTGCAACCCATACATTACCAGGATTGCCACTAATCCAGAATCTTCGGCTATCATCATGTGTGATGAAACCCTTTCCAGTGTTCGTTGCTACGCAGTAATTAAAGATGTCATTTGCCATATTGCTCCTCCTTTTTCCTTTTATATTTGTTTAAATTCCATTTGTCTAGTCTGCTATTGTCTTAATGTTTTGTGATTGTGTCCATTCTTCTGTAGTAGTAACGCCTGGATCTCCTCCCATAACTAATCCTAGAGTAGAATCAGTGCTATTATTATTTCCAATAAGTATATTTCTTGCTGTAGATAAATTTGCAACTTCAGCCCAAGAAGTACCATCATATTCCTCTGTGCTAGCTACATCTCCTGGACTTCCTCCAGCAGCAATCGCTGAAGTTTGAATGCCAAAATCACCTGATTGTCCAATAACTCTATTTACATTGTTTCCTTCTGCCCATGCTGTTCCATTCCATTCTTCTGAGTTTGCTGTTAAATCTGGAGTAAAACCACCGAAATATAAAGCAGCGGTTGATGTGCCTACACATCCACCCTCATTTCTACCTGTATTAGTATCTGCATCTTCTGACCAAGCAGAACCATTCCATTGTTCGTTAAGAGTTGAAAAATTAGGCGGGTTTACTGCACCACAAACTACCATTCCTGCTGTTGTTGTACCATTACCTTCTGCACCTCCACGAGCTGTACTTAAATCTGTTGTTTCGGACCAGGTTGAACCATTGTAAGATTCAACATTATCAACATAAGCTGTTGATTCTCCCGCACAATAAAAAGCTGCTGTTTGTACTCCAAAACCAGCTCCAGCATGTCGACCTGTATTTAAATTTCCTGTATTTGTCCACGAAGAACCATCATATTCTTCTGTTGTATTTGATTTAGGGGTATCACTAACGACACCACCAAAAACTGCAGCTGCAGTTTGAATTCCAGCTCCTCCACCTTTACCTCTTGGATTATTTGCTGCTCCACCCGATGCCCATGCACCTGCAGCAAGGGTAGATGTCCAATCCCATTCTTCAACAGTAACAAGGGGAGAGGGAGGAGTTCCTCCTCCAGAAGCCAATGCTAAAATCGTTGTTCCTGTTCCTGATAATCTTTGTCTATTTTCATTTAAATCTCCGACCTCTGACCAACTAGATCCATCATAATATTCTGTAGCAGCTGTAGGACCTGGATCATGAGCACCTCCAAAAACCAAATTTGTTGCAGAAGTCTCTGGAGCACCTTTAAATTCTTCTCTAGCAGTATTAATATCAGTTACTTCAGTCCAGCTTGCTCCATCCCATACTTCGACATTTGCTGTTCCACTACCAGGTCCTCCGCCTCCTACTATCATTGAAGCGGTACTGCTCGTTCCTCCACTTGCTCCTGTTCTTCGTGCAGTATTAACATCAGCCACTTCAGTCCAGCTTGATCCATTCCAACTTTCAACATTTGTAACATTATTAGAACCATCATAACCTGTAGCTGCAAGAGCAGCAGAGCTACTTGGTCCTGATCCACCTCCTCCTCTTCGAGAGGTATTCAAATCTCCAGTTTCTGTCCATGAGGTTCCATTCCAGGATTCTGTTTTTCCTGTAACAGGAGGTTGTCCACCGAAAAAAAGACCTGAGGCTACAGTTCCACAACCTGCGCCATGTTCTCTTGCTGTATTAACATCTGCAATTTCCGACCAAGAAGTACCATCATATTGTTCAACTGTGGCTGTACCTTCTCCACTTATAGTAAGAGCAGCTGTTTGAATTCCTATGCCAAAAGATTTTTCTTTACCTGTGTTCAAACTATTACTAGTTGACCAAGTTCCAGCCGCTTTAACAATCGTCTTGTAGTCTCCAGATGTAGTATTATACCAAATTTGTCCTTCACCTGCAGCGTTGTCCAAGTCTGATGCGATACTTAAAATATGTTTTCCTTTTAATTCTTTGTAATCTGCCATTATGTTGTATCCCAATTATTTCCAGATACTGATTGATCCCATTCTTCTGTATTATTAACTCCAGTCGTTGCTCCTGGTGTTGCACCTGCTGCACAAAATGCAGAACTCGATGTTCCTGCTGCTGCGGCACGACCTCTTGCTGTAGACATATCACCCACTTCAGTCCAAGAAGAACCATCCCAGTTTTCTGTTAAAGCAGAAGGATCGCCACCAAAACATATAGAAGAAGTAGATGTTCCACCTCCACCTGGTTGATTTCGAGCAGTATTACAATCTGCAACTTCAGTCCAGCTTGAACCATCCCATTGTTCTACTGAATCTATATTACCACCTGGAGATTCTCCTTGTGCTACAAGTCCTGCTGTTGTTGATCCGCATCCTGCCATAGAACCTCTAGCAGTATTTAAATCTCCGACTTCTGACCAAGAAGAACCATTATATTGTTCTACAACCGCTACACCATATCCAGCAACGCATAAAGCTGCTGTTTGTAATCCAAATCCTACTGTATTAGGTCTGGTAGTAGAAGTAAGATCGCCAACTTCAGTCCAGCTTGTACCATCATAGGTCTCTGCTGTTCCAACGTGAGCTGTAGGTCCTGTTGATCCTCCAAAACTAAATCCTGCTGTTTGAGTTCCAGCACCACCACCTCGCCAACGATTAACATTTAAATCATTTTGTTCAGACCAAGCTGTTCCATTATATTCTTCTGTATCTCCACCACCTGCTGATCCACTTGTTCTTCCACCAAAAATTAAACCTGCGGATGGTGTTGATCTATCAGCACCTTCTGGATTAGCTCTTGCTGTTCCTACATTAGCTCCTGTGCTCCAAGCACCAGCAGCTAATTTAGCACCTCTTAATTTTCCAAGTGTTGAATTATACCACACCTGTCCTTTAATAGGATTACTAGGATCACTAGAAACTGTTTGAATAGTCCAGCCCTTGATAGCTTTATAATCAGCCATTTATTATTTCTCCGTTAAGAGCCAACCTTGAGTAGAATCTGTAAATACTAATGTAAAGGCAGCTCGTTCTGTTGCTACTGTTAAATCCTCAGAAGCTCCATGAATTTTTTGAGAGTTTCTTCCTATCGTAATATTATTTGAATCTGCTGTTCCTGCATAATCAATAACCGTTACACTATCTCCTAATGAAGGAGATGCAGGTAATGTCATTGTAATTGCAGCTGAAGTTGTATTAACAAAATAACCTCTACCAGAAACCATTGTTGTATTACCTGTAACAACAGCTTGCCATGCAGTTCCACCTGGATTGTATGTTTTAATATCTGAAACAGGAATTTGTTTTGTTGTATTCCCATCTATAACAATTAAAGCATCAGTATCTGCTAATGTAATTGAAGATGTAGATTTAGCTGAACCATCTAATATATTAAGTTCTGCGTCTGTAGAATTAACTGCTGCTAATTTAGTTAGATCTGCTTGTACTAATCCTGAAACACCATCTAATAAATTTAATTCTGCTGCAGTTGAACTTACAGCTGTACTACCTAATACTAATTGTCCTTCTGGGACAACTATTCTTGCAGCACCACCTAGGATTAAATCATCTTCTGATTCATCCCATTGCATATAAGCACTTGCTGTAGCTCCAAAGAATTTTACATCATATCCAGTATCGTCAACTCCAACAGTTAATGTACCTTGTTGTACTACACCATCTGCTGATTCATCCCATAACCAGTATCTACTAGCTGTTGCACCAAAGAACTTAACGTCATGTCCTGTGTCATCTACACCAACTGTAATTGTTCCTATACAAGTTAATGCTGAACCTGTGAAAGTTAAATTTGCTTCACCATCTAACTGTGTTGTTGTTGAACCGATTGTAGTTAATCGATTAGCTGATTGATTATTTAAAGCAGTAATTGTACCTGTAACAGAAGCCCAACCTAAATTACCTGAGCCATCTGTTTTTAATACTTGATCCGAAGATCCATCTGCTGCAGGTAATACCCATATTTGATCTCCTGATAAAGCGGGTGCTTCAAAACCTATATAGTTTGCACCTTCATAAAATCTTAATTCGTTATTAGATCCACCAACAGATACGTGACTATTAAAAGTTGCGTGTCCTGCTTCACTTCCATCCAATGTAAGCATTGTAATATCGGAAGTTGCATCTGTTCCTTTAAATATAATATCACTATCATTAGCTGCTGCATCAATTGTAATATTGCCAGATGAAGTTGTTAGATTAATTGCGGCATCACCAGATCCAAGATCGTCTGCTGCAACGGAAGCACTTACATAACTATTAATTTGAGAGGCATTAACATATTTTGTTGTACCACCATCATCAACTAAAAATTTATCTGTATCTGCTAATGTAATAGATGTACCATCAGTACCACTATCAATTTGAATAGCTCCACCAGCAACTTTATCTGCTGTTGAAATTGTAGATAATTTGCTATCAGCAATAGATCCAGCTAACATAGAATTTTCTACAGCTGTTGAAGCAATTGTTACTGCTCCATTAGAAGCCATAGTAACATCTCCACTAACTGCTACTGGATTAAAATTTGTACCATCAGCTACTAATAACATTCCTGAAGTATTAGTACCCATTGTTAAATCATCACCAGAGATTGTTAAATCTCCAGCAAGGGTAGCATTAGCTCCACTAAATGTTAAAGCTGTTGTTGTACCTGATTTAATAATTAAATTACCTGAAGAATTAGTAGCACTTCCAAAGGTAGTACCACCATCTTTAAAGAATACATCTCCGCCATCAGCATCTAGGATAATATCGCCTGATACATCTAATGTATAATCTCCAGTAATAGATGGAGTTTCTGGCATTGAAGTGTTTGTTGCACTTGTAATACCAATATAAATTGTTAAAGATTCACTAGATAGTGAACCTGAATCCCAAGAAACTGTAACTGTTGTATTTGTTGAAAAACTTGTAGCAGTAATTGATCCGTAAATTGTTCCTGTAGACGAACCTACTGCTTTAACTCTTCTACCTACATGGTAAGCAGAAGTTACATCTGCACCTGCAATTGTAAAACTTGTTCCTGATGCATAAGCAGGTGTATATGATCCTGCTCCATCTCCGTATTCAATCCATTCAGCTGAATTATACCATTGCCTAATGTCCGCCATAATATCACGCATAGCATTATTAACATTAGAAGGCAGCATACCTTCAGCTATACTAACCGAACCTGTGCCTGTTGCAGTATTATTAGCAGCTGTTGTATCGTATTTGCCTATATATGATCCTGCCATTTATTATCCTCCCATAAACCAGATAAATGCTTTGTCATTTTCCTGGTTGTTTTTTAGTATTAATTCATTAACAGATCTTTCTACTTCTCTTTGAAAGTAGTCAGTTTCTGAAAATGCAAATCTTATATTATCTATATCTATTGTATCACTCATCGATTACCTGCTGATACTGCTATTAAATCTACTCCTTGAGCATCATTCCAAGATGCAGCTGCTGCTATAGCAACTCCAACTTTATGATACCTTCCAGAAGATCTAACAGGTATATCTCCATTTGTTTGCAAACTAGCATAGCTAGTACTTGTTCCTGAATCTGCTGCTCTTGCACGACTTGTTACTCGTGCTGTAGATGTTCCATCTACTATTGGTCTAACCATTGTTACAGTTGATCGTCTTCCAGGTGATGGTTCTATTTCTCCTGTTTCAATTGTTGCTGCTAAAGTATCTCCATCAAATTGAATAAGTTTATGATCACCATCAAAACCTGCAAAATTAACAACTCCACCTAACCAATATCTAGAATCAAATGATACATTTAAATCATCCAAACTATTTGATACGTTATCTAATGTATCAACTGTATAAGCTTCTGAAAATTGTAAAAAAATCATTTCAGCAGCTGTTTCTACTACAGACCATCTATTAACAGAATAATTATAAATAAGTAAACGATCTTGAACTCCTGTTGTAGCAGCAGTACTAGGATAAGACCATATTGCTAAATGATTTAATGGATCTGTAGAAGCTATAATATTTTGTTGATAGCCTGCAGATAAATTACTTTCAAAATAATCATTAACTTTATGTTGTCCTATTGGTCTAATAGTTTCACCATCAATTTCAAAGAAACCATCTTGAGCATAAAAGAAAACTCTTTTACCTACTTGTGTTATTGCTTTAGCAAAGATAGCACCTCTGTTTTTAGATATAACTGAAAATCTAAATACTGTTGTACCACCCACATAGTCCATACGAGTTATTTGGTTTTCTTGAAATATATAACCATACTCGCCTCCGACTATACCTGTAATCTCACCACCATCTGCTAAGTCTTGATAATCAGATTGTTTAGTACCTGATGTCCATGTTTCAACATCATTAATGCCAGACCATTGAACTCTATTTTTAACAGTTTTAATTCTTCCTACTACAAGAAAATCTCTAATCACTGCAGAAAATGTAAAAATAGGTGGGGAACCACCTAGATCTGCAAATACACTAGAAGTTCCTACTACAAATTTTTGTGGAGTATCTTCTCCATTGGAAGCAACAACTGTTGTTCCAAAGTTAGAAAATGACCAGAAGTTATCAGCTCCTGCATTGTATGTAGTACTGGCTTGACTTACATCTGAAAATGTTTCGCCAGATAATTTGTATAATTTTGATTTTGTTCCTGCAAAAGTATAGACGTTTGCACTATTGTCTTTTGTAGAAAATGCACCAAAGCATTGACTATCTAAAGCATTAGATTTTTGCTGTGATGCTTTAAATGGTTTATAGCTAACTGCTGCAGGGAATACATTAGTTGCAGTTGTAGCTCCTTTATTTAAATGATCAGGTATATCAGGTAACCATTCTCCAAAAGGTACTTGCATTATTTCCGCCTATAGAAAGATAAATCAGTTTGCACATCTGTTCTTTGAACTACAGGTGCTCCACCATAGTTATCTTGTTTATCGTTATTCTCGCATCTTTCAAGAGCTGCGATGTACATTTGTAACCAATTCTGTTTTTGTTCTGGATCTATTCCTCCAATAAAATTGGATGCATGGTAAAGACTACCATACAAATAGATTCCAGGATGATTGCTTAAAATATAATTACTTGAGTTGGCACTAGAGGAACTAAGAGATTCAAAGTTTTTATAATATGATAAATAACCAGTGTAAGTAGTATCAGGACTAGGACCAAATCTGAATTGTTCTGTTTCATTGTCTGCCTCAATAGTATAAGAACGAGGTCTACCAGTTCTAGAACCTCCTCTTATTTCAAATAAATTATGGGGTGTAATGTATTCTAAAGTATATTTAGTATCACTTGATAAAATATAAAATGATCTAACTCCAATAAAACCAGTAGGAACAGTTTCAGTTTCTGAATCAATAGTTATTGTATCTATTTGTTCCATCTGTCTTATTCTTAATTTTGAATTGAAATCAGCTTCTGTAAGTTTAATAAAATCATCAGCGATCTCATCTGTTAAATCACTTCGATTTAACCAATTAGCGATAGCTGTTTTTAAAGCTGCATAAGTATTTAATGCCATTATAATCTTCCTTCAGAAGTTTTAAAGTATCTAAAATCACTACTGTTGAGTTTAGTTCTCATTATTTTTTTTTGTGTTTCTTTAGGTAAAGCCCACCAATTATTAGTCCCATTATATTCTTTAGTCCAAATCTGTAGTATGATTGGAGGGACACTAGCAATCCGTCTCATATCTCTTGAGGCTGTATAGCCATCATTATGAGTATAAAGTTTCTTATTCCTTTCTAATAAAGGATTTAAGTTTTGCTGATTATTAACTGTTAGTTTGCCATCAGACTCTTGTATATAACGAGTTCTACTAGCATCAGCATTCCATTCGGTTGCTCTTACTTTACCCATTATTCAGTTAATTCTGTAGCGTATAATTCTCCGTCAGAACCACCAATTCTTAATACTGCAATCTTTTCTCCAGCTGACACTTTAATAACTTCAACTTCTCCTGCAGGTAAATAAGTAGTACTTGTAGTTGCTGTTGGTGATACTGCTATATGTATATGACAAGCAATAGTGCCTACAACTCTTATATATTCTATATTAGCTGAAAAAGCTGAACTTGCAGAAGATGAACTTCCAGAAGTTAGCTTATGCACAGTTCCATGTCTTAAACCATAGTTCATATTTTGTTCTCCTTATGTTTTGGTAATGTTCCCAGAACGTTCCAGGAACATTTACCGATTTAAATTATCTTCTTATAACGAATGTTACATTAAGTTTAACTGCGTTGCTAGAAGCTCCGTCAGTTATCATTTCAATAGTTCCATCTTCAGCAACGTCATTAGCTGCAGTTGGTTCTGCTGTATCAACATCCCCAGCAGCAGATCCAGATTGTGTTACTGTAATCCCGCCACCAGTTATTGCTGTACCACCAATTTCGAAAGAAATTCCGCCATTAGCTGTTCCAATTGCTCCTTGAAGAGCAGTTATAATTTTTATTACTTTGCCTCCATCAGGTACAGGCACGAATGTTGATGATGCTGTACTAATATCTGCGATTGCTGCATGTAAAAAATAGTCGTTTAATGTTCTCATGTTTATATTCCTTTAATGTTCCGCCTTTAACCTTCTCTCAAGACTTCATTGTTAGAATCTGCTGGGCGAGCAGATTTAAGGTTACTCGCCCAAACAGTTATTTAGTTATTACGATGTTGTCAAGTCTGCTACGCAGCCACTTGCAGCTTCGTTTCTAGATTCCAGAGTTGCTTCTAAAAGAAGTTGTTTTTTCTCTGTGTCTCCAGTTTTTGAAAGATCATGCATTTGAAAGTCTCTTAAGAAAGCTACTCCCCAGTAATCCATGTCTAATACCCAAGCATCTCTATCTCTAGAGAATCTGTTAGGTACTACTTGAAGCTGACCAAAGTCAGAAGCGTAAACATCAACTGATGTATACAAAGTTGCATCAGCACCTGCATCGAATCTAGTACTATTACCAGTAAATCCTGATAATTTTTGCTTGTTGAAAGGACCAACCATAACCATAGTTGGATTTCCACCTTGCTCCCATACTGATTTAATTACAGATTTCAAGAGAGATTCTGTGAAAACTCTTTGAGTTCCATCAGTTGCTGCAGTATTACCTGCTGCTCCAGATGTTCCAGAAGTTCCCATTACGTCATTAGTAGCAACCCATGCTCTTAATGAACCCATTTCTCTTGCTGTTGTAGCGTTACCTGTTACTTCAGCGTTGTTTGTTGTTAACATTGCTTCCAAGTCTCTTTTAAGCTCTTTAGCTCTTTTAGCTACTTGATAAGCGATCTCAGATGCTCTACCAGCTTTGTTAACTGCTTCTTGCGTACCTGTGATTACAACTGTTTTGTCCATAATTTGACAAGAGTTAGATAATCTAGTTGTTGCAGAAGTAGAATCCAAAGTGGCTTCGTCACCTTCGATTACAGCGTTTGATGTAGAAGCTGCAGCCAAGCTGTCAGTTTGCCATTCGTGTAAAACTGCAGTTGCTTTTACTTTAGCAGCTGAGCTTAAGAATGGAGTGTCAGTTGGCGAGATGTTATAAATAACATCCGACAGGTCTTCTCTTTCACCAATACTGTCATACGTATCAAACGTATTTGTTGGTTGTGCCATTGTGTTTTACCTTTTTTGTTGAGATTTAAGATTAATCATGTCAAGTATTGCAGACTGGGCATCTTTAATATGACCAGTTTTTGCTAACTTGCCAATTTTGTTTCTTATGGCGTCTCGTCCTGTGCCTGTACTTGGTTTAGCGACACCAGCTTTAACAACTTTAGGTGCGTTAGCTACCTTCTTCTGGACTATAGGTTTTCTATCTTTAACAGATTTATAACTCATAGCATCTCTAATCACCATTAAAAAACGATGATCAGCCAGATTCCCAATTTCCTGCTCACTAAAACCATAAGACCTCAAAGAGGTTCTCATATCAGTTCTAAATTGATCAGCTTTATTAGGATCGCTGTATTCTGGTATTCTCGCTGCTGCTAACTGTCTCTGTGTATCAAGGTACTCATCATATTGTTTTTGATAAGCGTCTTTTGCTTTGGATTTCATATCATCTATCTGCCTGTTTTGTTCTCTTAACTGGTAATCCAGTCGTGCTGCAGACGTGGGATCTTCTTCCCAAAGTTTTTTAAGATCTTTACTACCTTGTTGTTGTCTGATGAAACCATCAGCAGTTGCAATCAAGTCGTTAAGTTCACTTAAACGATTGTCATAATTTTGACGCAAACTACTCTTTTGAGCTTCAAGATCTTTTTTCTCTAAGCCTAAAGAATGAGTTTTTTGTCTATAATCCGAGTCTCTAGAATAACCTGCTTTCAGTTCATCGAGGCTAACCTCTAACTCTTGACCTTGTACTTTGACTCGGTGGAGTTCTGGTTCCTCTGTTGCTGTTTGCGTTTCTTCTTTGATCTCAGTATTTTCAGATGCTTCTTCTTTTGGAGTTTCTTCAGACTTTGATTGACTCTCTTTTGAAGATTCCTGTTTGATCTTTTCAGGTTGCTCTGATGGTTCTGCTTTTTTCTTAGGTTCTGATTGTCCTTGTTCAGGATTCAGAAGTCCTTTGATCTTATCAGCAGCACCTTGTACATTAGTACTTTCTGCCATGTAACGTTCCTCCTTGTTGGTTGACGTATATTGAGCTCCTAGAATAGGTTAGCTCTTATTTAACTGCTCAAGATCTTTTTGAGCTAGTTTTCCGCTTTCCATAATAGACTGTAAATGACCTCTAATTTTGTCTAGCATATTATATGCCATCCAAAGAGATCTGCGTTTATTATCGTCAGCAAAACTTGTATTAAAAATTTCTTGCTTGTAAGTTTCTAGTAAATCCTCAAACGCTTGTTTTAGAAGAGGATCGTTTAGAAGTACTTGGGCTCGTTTGCCCTCCCTGATTTGCTTTTCCATTTTGTTTATCATTAAAGAATTTTTGTTGTCCTTTGACTATTTCTTTCATCATATCTCCAGATTTCTGAAGATCTGTTTGTTCTAACATACTTCTACGCTTCAATTCAAGCTCATCTATTTGTGAACCATATTTAAGCTCTAATTCTTTAATTTGTATTTCAAAATCAAGCAATTGTTGTCTCATTTTAGCTTCAACTTCTTTTAATCTTGTATTAGCTTCTAACTGAGCTCTTTGATTTTCACCTTGAACTTGAGCTAATGTAACTCTTTCAAACTCAGTTGGAGGTTTAGGTGGTAGTTGAGGCATTTGAGCTGCACCGACATCTGGATCCATAAAGTATGGTTCAATTCCATTAAGTCCTGCATTCTCAATTAATTTCTTAAGTGTATTATAAACGTTTCTTAAATTAACCATTGGACCAAATACATTCTGTTGCAAATTAATTGCTTGCATTTGTCTTTCAAGAATAGCGTTTAATAAAATTAGTTGTTGTTCTTTAGAACCTGTACCTAGTCCTACTTGAACAGTAATATTAACTCTGTCTTTCCATTCGTAAGGTCTCATAGGTATATACTTACCTCTAATTCTTACGATCTTTTCTTTTTGTTGATACTTACAAGTAAGTTCAAACATTTTTAATGCTAAATCTTTAACACCTGTTTCAGCAAAGATTCTTGCAATCAATTCCATTCTCATTTGAGATTGAGTTAGAATTTGGTTTTGACCTGTTGCTGTTTTGTTTAAAGTATTAGCATCAAGACCTTGTGATTGTCTTGTAATTCCAGTTCTAGTTTCTTTAACAGAATCTAAGTAAGATAACATTCCACTTGCTTGTTCTGTAATAGGTTGTGCCTGAATAGGCATCATAACATTTTGTGGAGGTTGTTTAGTTCTTACAATTCCGCCTGGACGATTTGTTAAAAGATCATCCATTGCTACTTGTCCATCTTGGACAGCAACTCTGTTATTATTTGTTAGATACATGTTATCTAACATTTGTCTCATAACAGTAGATTTAATTAATTGGATGTCTTCTACTAATTCAGATATAGATCTTCCATGAAATCTGTGAGGCATAATAACTGGTGTCATAGATATAAACGGAATACTATCTATTTCAGTCATATCTAAAATTTTACCAGTTCCAGATCCAGCAGTAGTTATTTTTAATAATTCTGATTTACCATCATTATTAACATCCATCTTAATATATGATTCATATACTAAAATATCATTAGTGGATCTATCTCCATCATTTTCTCCATGTGAGAAATCTACGTTTTGGTGTCTAGTAAATTTATCTTCTGTAAAGAAATCAGTATCACCTTGAGGTATATTTTCTACAACATCTTTAGGAAAACCCATTTCAACTAATTCAGATCTAGTTTTATTTGTTCTATGACAAACAAAGTTAGCTGAATTAATATCTTTACATCTTCTTTCAATTAAAAATTCTTCAGGTGGTACAGGTTCAATTCTAACCTTACCATATAATCTTGTTCTATGAATAACAACATCGTGTAAAGTAACTTTATCAATTTCTTTACCACGATCATCTGTTATAGATTCTTCGTATTCTGAATGATTTTTAACTTTAACTTCTGAATCTGCAACAAGATCATTAAATTCATCATCTGTTAATCTTGTATATTCTTCTCTTTCAGTTTTTTCTGAATCATCCCAGTATACTTTTAAAATTCCATTCTTTTGGATTAATGCATCTTTAAATGCAGAATATAAGGCTACAAAGCCATCATTCTCTTTATAAAAAATATAATTAAGGTAATCGGAACATTGACGAGCCATTTCATCGTCTTCTGGTCCAACACCTTCACATTGAAATACATTATCTCCAGATGTAAAAATTCTCATTAAAGATGGCATTAGACTTTCTACTGTGTCTAATACATCATTGGATACCACTTGAGAACGACCTTCTTGTTCGTTCCCTAAGGGCATACCAAGATAATAGCTTAAAGATTTTTTTCTTCTAGCTACTAACTCGCCACCAATAAATCCTGATGCGTTATGTATTTCTGTATTTAATATTGATAATATTTCTTGTTCTGATTTTTTCATACTATATATTTTGTATCTACTCTAATTGGTTTATTCCATTCTGACATATTAATTGGTTCTGCAACACATCCGTACCTAAAAGCGTCAGCTGCATGTGAACACCAATCGTGTAAAGGTTTATTCTTAAACACTTGGTTTTTATCGTCCCATTGTTTTCGATATTGTCTCAATGCATCTAGTCCTACTTTGCATTTTTCTCTATCAAAATAACAATGTGATAAATAGTTTCTCACAGTTTCTATTCCATGATCTACTTCTAATTTAGGAGCAACTTCAAATTGTATACCCAAATCACTTGCTACTTCTATTCTAGATTTACCTGTTCCTAATTCTCTAGCCATTATATCGTGTGGAGCTATATGATTAGAATAAGCATATCCTTTTTCTTCAAGTTTATCAGCATAATGTGCTAATGACTCACCTGAAGTTTCGTAATAATCAATGAGATGTATTTCCTTGCCCACTCTTTGTGCGAACCAAATCGCTGTTGAGTCACCTATACCTAAATCCCACCACGTTTCTACACCTACATTTGAATCTAGTGGCACGCTGGTAATTCTCCTCTCGGAGTCGGCTTTAGTTATTAATCTTCCATAATAACTGCCTGAGACTGCTGCAGTAAATGAACATTCAAACTCCTGTTCGAATTGTTCTTCAGTCATTATCGCACGTGCCTGTTCCAGCTCTTCATCTGGAATCACTTTGGTTTCGGAAGCTCGATAGATTTTACCCATCCAATCTTTATGACCACGTTGTGCATAGTCATATACTTCCCAAAATTGATTATGACCCATTGGTGTTCCAATAAACATTACCCATCCTAGTTTATCAGAAACTGCTGGACGTATAATTTCTGTCCAGACTCTTGGTGACATAATCGCATATTCATCCATTACGACTCCATCAAATCCCATTCCTCGGATTGAGTCTGGATGATCTGCACCAAATATTTGAATACGACTTCCGTTAAATAAATCTATTCTTAATTCAGTCTCATTTCGTCCACCTCCAAAATACATTAAAGGTTTAGTGTAAAATTTTAAATATTCCCAAGCAATTGCTTTACCTTGTCTGTAAGTTGGTGCAATAAATGCACATAAAGATCTAGGCTTAGCAGCTGCGGTTTTAATTAATTCGTTAATTGATAATACTGATTTACCAAATCGTCTATGACAAACCAGTACATTAAATCTTTTTTTATTGTTATGTACTTCTAATTGATATTCTCGTGGCTTATAAGGAATTTCAATCTTTTTTATTTTCTTGGTCTTTTTGCCACTCGACTTTGATTTCAATTGGTTCATCAGATCCTATTCGTGATTGTGTTGAAGCTAACCTTGGGTGAACAAATGGTGCTGCTTTTTCAGCTGCATACATTTTACGTTCAGGTGAACTCATAGGATTGTTTAACACAGCTAGCATATAATCTAAAGGGGAATGTTGGTATTTTACGGACATTTCTTCCATACTTTTCCACTTAGGTTTAGTGCTTTTAGACCCTAAAGGTCTTCCTGCACCTTCCCTTTTGCCTCCATAATTTGGATTTTTTTCAACTTCTGACATTAAATTTTTCTACCTTTTTTATTGAATTGTCTAGCAACAGGAAAACTAATTCCTTTATCAGCTTTTCTAAAAGCCTTTCCTATTAATTTAGTACCAATATAAGCACCAGCTACTGTTAAAGGTTGTTTAAAGGCAAATTTAGCTGCTCCACCAATTGCTTTGGGTAGCGTCTTACCTAAGAATTTATGTTGTTTAGTCATTTTAAATTTTTTTGCCATGGTTTCCTCGTTATTTTAGTATTTAACCTTTTTGCCTTTCTTTTTTGCGTATTTTTTAGCTGCAGCTTTACCTTTTTTAGTATAGCTGAACTTCTTTTTTCCTACTTTTGGCATTATCTTAACAGTCCTTGTCTAGCAGCATCTGCTGAAGTTGGCATAGGCATTCTTCCGCCTTGTCTTTGACCCATCGCTGCCAATTGCGGATTATTCGCTGCCTGTTCTAATAATCCTGCTTGTTGTTTTGCGATTTCTGGAAGCATTTTAGCTTTAATAACTAATGAAAGTTGTTCTGCTTCCTCTGGGGATAGCTGAATAATCTTATCTGCTAATTTTTCTATAGATTTTCTAGCCATGGAACATCTTTCTGTATTTACCTATTTTAGCTGTTTTTCTAAACCCTGGATCTTTAAGGTCTTTTTGGAACGCAGCCTGCTGTTTAGCGACTTTTGTTCTCGTTTTCTTAAACCATCCTGGTATGCTATGTAAACTTCTTATTGCTTTCATTATACACAAGCCACAAATACTTCTAAATCGCAAGCGGCAGTATCTGCTAAAGCAGTTACATTAACTAAATCCCCTAGGGATACTGTTAATCCTGTTCCGTCTATGCCATCCATTGTATCTACGACTCCTCCAGACATGTCGCCATTGTAGATAAAGGATTGTCCTTTGTCTAGTTTAATTGCGAACTCGTCATCGTTTTCGTTTTTGAACGTTAGCGTCACATGGTTCGTATCGTCCAGATTCGTAAATCTCATATATCTTACGTCTCCTTCGATAAACGTACCTGAGCTATTAGCGGTACTCATCGCTACTACTTCTATTTCTGAAGTAGGAACTGTAAGTATTCGCTTATGAACCTCGTTAATACTGGAAATCGACAGGGTATTCGATGATCCCTGGTCGTATCCGTTTAACGAAATAGCTTCTGTTAACGTTACTGTTAATGTTGATGCTGTTATTGTTGTTGCCATTTATTTTCCTTGTCCTCTGTATTTGGAACGTTTTGGAATCCTCTTCGAGTAGGATTTCGCATGTCGTCCTGGTCGTTTTTTCTTTGTCGATCTGACGTAAGTATTAACGCCCCATTTTGGGAGCTTTTTACTCATTAGTCTTTATCGATAATATCCCAAGCTGCTGCACCTGTAACACCGTATCCGTATGCTTTGTGGTGTTTTCTTAGGTGAGCTCCAGCTTTAGCTGCTTTTTTCCCAGCACCTTCTAGTCCTTTTCGGACTGTCGGGTTCGAGACTTTTGCAGTCGCAGAAACAGCCGCTTTTTTAGCCGACTTACCACTTTTGTAAAGTGTTCTAAGCATTCTAAATGCTGCTGCTCCTCCTAGTTTTATTAATGGTGCTGCCATCTATTTCTCCTTATCATTGCTATTGTGGGTCTATGCTATAACAAACCCCCCTATACAAGAATCGATTACAAATCGATATCTTGCGAGGGTCGATTACAAACCCGTCAATGTCAATCGCTGTTGCGATTGTCTTTGTTATTGTTGATTATTTCATCGCTAAGTCGCTAGCGACAGCGATAAAATAATTGTTGTTATTAATTGCGGTTTGGTGATGAGTTAACTCTGACCGAAACATCATTGATTAACTGATTACCGAATCGCTCTATAACCATTGATATCATTAGCTAACTTGATTGCTAGTGATATGAAACACACAGTAAATGAGCCTATTCAACGGGTTGTTGTCGAAGGCTCGGAAAGGATATAATGACTGGTATAGAAGTATTGTATACTATTGTGTTATTCTTATTAGCTATATATATGACAATGCTAATAGGTGGTACTTTAGTAGGCTATTTCACCGCAAAAAGAATGTTAAATCAAATCATTCCAGAGGTGAAGTAATGGCTTATGTAGTTCAATGGGTAATATATCTATGTATGAATGTAATGGGTATTATAATTATGATTAATGCTCCTGAACACACGAAATTAGGTATAATACTCGCAGTAGGTGGTTTATTGTTATTTGGTTTAAGTTTAGCCAAAGCACATATAGACTCATTTAAATAAATAGTTAATATTATTGTTACTAGCGTAAATAATATTAACAGAAAGGTGAATATGTCAAATAAACAATCAGTAGTTGATACTGCTAAAGATGTAAGTAAATCAGCTATTAATAATGGTATGAGTTATGTTCAAAAGATACAGAATGGTATCTTCATACCTAAAGTATTGAAGACTAGATTGGACAAGCAAGATGAAATGCTTGAGAAAATACTAGCAAAATTGACTAAATAATGTCAATCAAGGACTGCGTCTCGACCTCCCTCTAGGCGTAGTCCTTAAAAATTTTGAAAGAATAGATGACTCAAGCATAGAAGAAGTGTGGTAAAAAAATAACTCCCAATTAGCGCAACTATGTAGAGTATCTTAGGACTGTCGGTCACAGAAGCGTAAAATCCAAACCTTGAAAAAGGTCTAAAGCTGAAATACTGGAAGCTGTATGTTAGACAGTCCACTAAAAAAATTCGGAAGAAAGGATAGAGTGTATGTATAGAGTGATATTAAAGAATAGATTTAAAGAGAGACCTATCAATTTAAGTAGAGTGATAAGAGTGATGTATCATCAGCCATTTACAGGTTCTATTCAAATAGAACATATTACATGGTGGAAGAGATATCTCATTAGATTTATTTATCTTGAAATATTATATCCGAAGAAGGGATGGATACAATTGGTTAAGATAATGCGTGATGGGAAGCCATCGGTAAGAGTAGTGACTAAGCCAAGTACCTCCGACAAGCGAGAGTTACTTGTCTTAAAACAATTATATGGAAAGGAGATAGACAATGTCAAAAAGATCGAAGAGAGACGAAAGAAATTTAGACATAGCAAAAAGGCTAGCAAAGAATTTGATAGCACACCGAATATGGTCTAGATTAACACAAACTGAAATGGGTGATATTATTGGTGTTTCTTTTCAACAGTATCAGAAGATGGAAAAATGTGTAAATAGGATATATGCTGAAGATTTACAAAGAATATGTGAAGAGAAGAAATGGGATATAACTATGATGTATGCAGATTCTGATGCGATGTTAGATGAGTGGATGCAAAGAGATTATCCAAATAATAGAGCTATACCTCGTGAATATGAGCAGGTTAAAGAGATGTGGAAGAAATCTGAAATATCTGCTGATAAATATTATAAACGAAGAACTGAAAAGTTATATAATGTTATGACGAATAGAGAGGAGTAGAATGAATGGAGTTTTTAATTTTATTCGATTTATTGCTTATAGCATTTCTGCTGTAGTGATAAGGAAATCCTGGAATTGGCTCACGGCTGACGTAGATCCAATTCCTGGATCGAAAGAATTTGATCAAGAGTGGTCAGATACGATGAAGAAAGTTCATCGTTTACGTAAACGAAAGGAGCAATATGAAAAGAATAGAAAAAGTAGGTGATACACTTGTGTCATCATTTACATTTCCTATTAGGGCTCTAATTGGATTAAGTAGATGTATTCAAAAGAATATGCCTGCTAAATTAGAGTTTCCGTTTGAAATAAAAAAGAAAGGAGATGCTAATGGAAAAGTCGAAGACACAGAATGGTATGAAACCAAGTCAGAAAAACAGAGTGGCTGAAAAAACTGGTGGAATGACTAGATGGTTTATGGAACAATACTTCCAAACTTATGAAATGGTAAGTAAAGATCCAAGATACAAACAGTTACCACAGTTTAATCAAACATCTATGTTAGCTACTGTATTCATAGCAACAAATGCTGCTTTAGATAAGATTAGAGATGCTAAACAAGTTGCGAAGAAACTTGAAGAGATATCTGAATCTGAAAAGAATACTAAAGTTGCTTAAATAAACTGGCATAAGCCCTATCTAGTGTAGGGCTTTAGCCCTAAAATTGAAAGGAATAATATGTTTGATATACAAAAACAAATACAAATTGTAACTGAGTTACATAGTGAAGCTAGAAAACATGGTGAATTAGCTGCTTATAAAGAGATGCAAAGAAGATTTGCAAGTATAAATACTTCTTCAATTGAAAATATTGCAGAAGATTTAAAGAAAATTATGCAACATACTAACGAAAAAGTTAAAGAGTTAGAGAAAGCAGTTAAATTTAAATGAAAAACGATGAACAATTAAGAGTGTTAAATAAAGCTACTGACAAAGCCTTAAGAGTTGTAGAGAAAGAACGTCAAGGTAAAAGAAGACACTATATAAACGAATGGTTTAGATGGGTCGAGTTAGTAGCAAAATATATAAAAAGGAGAATAAACTAATGAGTAAAGATAATGAAAATAGTGTATATATATTTCATAATATCAAACATAATATATTTCTATTTACTAACTGTGAAAACTATGAAAATGCAATGGATATATTTAATCTTTCAGGTTTTGATGATAGAGAACAATGGAAAATATTCGTAAAATGTGGAGAACAACCAAATATAAGGAATATGCAAAATGAGTGAAGAACTAAAAGATCCTTACGCAGGTAAGGAATTTATAAAATGTGGACTCGGTAGAATTAGAGTTCAAATTTTAAAAGAAGGAGCTACTCTTCAAGATTATATGACAGCTTTAAAAATGTTAATGGAAGCTGAAGCATATACTGGAGAGAGATTAACACTAGAAAAGGAGAAAAATGAAAAATAATATTAAATTTACTTTAAATAATTTCTTTTGGACTCCAAAGTCTGAAGATGAATATAAAGAATTTACAGATAGATATAACAATAAAGAAAAAGCTTTAGTTGTATTAGGTGGCACTATTGCAATGAATTATATTCTTAATAAAATTAATAATGAATTTGATGTTTATAAAAAGGAGAAAAATGAAAAATAAATCAATGAGTCAAATGAATAAAGAGCGTAAGAGTCCTCAATGGAAATTAGTAACATTTCATGAAGACGGAAAGCAGTTCACTACTTGGCATCATGAGAAACCTAATTTTAAATTGATGTATAAGAAAATAGGAACTGATATAATACAAATGTCTACTGGATATATGCCAGAACTATCTAATAGAAAAGATGGTTATGTAGATTTTTTTATGGATGAAGAATCTAAACTTAAAGATATGCCTACAGTTAATATAAAAATAACTGAAGCATGGAGTAAATGGTTAGAAAAAACTGGAAGACAATGTTTACCAGGCGATTTTATTGCAGGTAAAGTATGTGTCTATCAAAAAGTTGAAGAGGAGGCTGCATGAATGAAGGATTGAAAGATTTAAAAGAATTTGAGGATCTTCATAAAGAAATAGAATATCTTAAAAAGCAAATAAGTCTTTTACAAGATAATCATAATATAGAACTGATGGATAAAGATCGTAGAATATCAGATCTAATGAACATTAATGATTCTCATGCACAAACAAATGGTGATCTTAGAGTACTTAATAATCAGTTATTAAGAGAAAATGATAAGATGAAAGAAATCATTAATAAAACAGTTGATAAACTAAGAAAGAATGGTGAAATATGAATAAATGGGAAAAACTAAAAAGAGATTTTGATATTTGGTCATTACATTATAGAACCGAGATTGTATGGTTCACAATTGGATTTGCAACAGGAGCAATAATATTATGATAACAATTAATCCAGCTGAAGAAATGGCTAAAACCAAAGAGGAATTAGCTGATTGTAAAGAATCTATTTCTGTGTTAAGTAATGCTATAGCATGTGGATTTTTATATGATAAGCATTCATTGATAATTCAGGAATGGTTAAAAGAATATAAAGATCGATATGAATATTTAGATCACATAATGGAAGGACAAATAAATGAGCAATGGAAACGAAAACGCACTTAGAGCAATGGTTGCTACTAAGCAGTTAGAAATAGATAAACTAAAACGTAAAATAAAGGAGATGGAAGATGGAAATAACTCCAGACAGCGAAGTACTCAGACTAGAAAAGCGTCAAAGAGGACTTCAAAGAGTAGCGACAGCAATTAATGATTTAACTATTTATGGAATATATCCTACGAATTTTCCAAAGTTAACTCAAGTATTAGAACATGCGAAAGATCATGTTAAAGCTGAAATTAATGCTACAAAGAAAAGAATAATAGAATTGGGTGGTCAAGCAATTGAAGAAACTTATACTAATCCGTTAGAAGCTGACCCTGTTCATAAACCTGAAGAACAATATAATAATAGAACAGAAGATTCTAATCAGATTTAAACTTGAGCCCTGATCTAATTGGGTCTTCAGCATTAAAGAGATCTCGCCCAATTGGATCTGGGGTCAAGCGTTTAAATCCAATTCTTAGGAATACAAAGTACTTCCCCAAATTCAATTTCTTTGGTTTCAGGATCTATAGAGTATGTTCCAAATGTTTTGATATACTCATCAGTTTCCTCATAGATCCATCCTTTAGTCTTAGAGATTGCAGGTCTTAATCTGTCCATGCTATCTTTAGACTTCCACCCAGTATCAGATTGTGCATCATGCCAGGTTAATTTATCTTTAATAGGTTTATAAGGAAACTCAGTAACTGGTTTCTTTTTTTTTTTAGTGTAGCGTCTTTGGGTCATTGTTCCAGATGAATGTTGCATAATCGTTATCTTCAAACTTATTCATAACATCTACAGGAACTTTTTTTCCCTCTTCCTCAAATACCAATGATAGATAAGTAGAATAAATTACAGCTAATGCCATAGCATCAGCAGCTCTAATAGAAAGATCTGGATGCTCTTTAGAAATAAAGTCTCCTATTTTATTAGGATCTACTTTCTTAAGAAAGCTCTCAGAATATCTAGCTTTTTTAAACGGAAATTTAAATATTTTAGCCATAATTTTTTCATACCTCTGGCGAGGATACTATATTCTATAATTTGGGTTGCATGATAAAGTCAATGTGTTTCTTAATCTTAGGTACAAGTTTGTTATAAACCATAATCCAAAGCATTGAGTCATCATAGAAGAAATCAGGGTTTTTCCACATATCTTTGTTATGTTTATAGAAAGTTTCTGCTATATGTAGTGGGTCTATCTCTATTTTTAACCAGAAATTGCGTTCAGATAAGCCACATCTATGTAGCTGATCATGATGTAAAAAACATAAAGGTATAGTCCATTGATCACCTACTTTTTGGCTAAAGCCTCTATGCTGAGCATAGGTTATATGGTGAGCTTGGCAGGGAACATCTTGACAAAGTATGCAAGCCTGGCTTGCTACCCACTTAAGATACTTTTTGTCTTTTAACCTTAGTTCCTTGTCCTTTGATTGTATTTCTGACTTTTTTATACCCATAATAAACTGATAATCTTGCTAGTCCTTCATGTACATAATTAGATGCTTTACGTTCTGATATTTCTAGACGATCTGCTATTTCAATTATACCATAATTAAACCAACAAAATAACTTCATAATTTTGGCAAGGTGTTCGCCTATTTCTTCATCTACTTCTTTAACGGCTAATGCTGCACCTATTTGAAGTGGAATGAAATCAGTTGTACAGCCATCTAATCTTTCTTTTAAAGTATTTCCAGAATTTCCTGCTTGTAATTCACACATGAAACGATACCTAGATCCTGCTTCGTATTCTTCCCAGGATACTAACCTACGATGAAACATATATAATAGACGAGATTCACGTATGTTTAACCATACTTTTTTCTTATCTATTATTGTTTGTACAAGCTCAGGTTTTTCTAGTTTTTTCATATTTTGTTAAGTTAGTGTCTACAAAATTTTTAAAACGTGAATTAGACTTATATAGTTTAGATAGTCTATAGACTCGATTTTTATGTTTACAACCATGAAATCGTGCAATAAGGCTCTTAACCCCATACCTTTTGGTAGGGTTTAATAGCCAAGATAATAAGATAGAGAGATTGTATATTTTGTATTCATCTCTAGATCTTATAATCTTTTTTCCCTTGAGGGTATCAAGGGATATGTTATAAGTACAACTTAAGTACTTTTGAATATTAATAATCATAGAAAGGAGTAAATTATGTTGAAAGTAATAGAACATCATTCAGCTTCCGCAGGTAATACATTTATTGATTGTCCGCAAATGTGGATCATAGATAAATTATTTGGATTCGAAACTGAAGAGAATGCAAGAATGAAAATGGGTCATGCTGCTGAAGAGGCAGCTCATCATGCATTAGTGAGTCAAATCACTAACGAAGATGATATCATAAATGTCTCAAAAGAAAAATACATAAAAGACCATCAAGGTGAATCTCATGAAGATGAGTATGAGTGGTCTGGTCAGATAGCTAATGCATTCGTAAAAGAACTGAAACAATATGGTAATATTGTAAGCTATCAAAAAGAATGGAAAGGTAAGTATCCAGGTCTTGAAATACCTATAATTGCTAAATTAGACTTTGAATTTAAAGATTATATTGTAGATACTAAAGCTACTGCTAAAGTATGGAGATATGCTCCTACAGCTGCTGATAGAAAAGCTGGTAGGAAGGGTAAAATTAATCATAATTATCACCCTAAACCTGAACATTTAAGACAACAATTTCTCTATCGTGAGTTGTTTAAAAAGGATGCATTATTGTTATATGCTAGTCCTTGGGATAACTACACTACAGATCTAGGTGATCGAGTGGGATATCTTGAACAAATGATAGAAGCATTCAAAGTAATAGAACATATATTGACTATTGCTAGATCCAAAGAAGACGTTGTGCGAATGTTCCCTTTGACATTCGACAACTGGAGATGGAGATATACTCCAGGTGCTGAGCAATTCGCAAGAAAGGTCTGGATGGAAGCATGGAAATGAGGTATAAATCAACATGCAACGATTTGGATCAATTGTTAAAAATATAAATAGGAGAATAAATAAAATGCAAAATGTAGAAACATTTGAATGTAGTCATAAAAAAGCATTCGCATCTAAAGAAGGTAATGGTAAATATAGTATTTACGTTACCAAAGATGATGGAACTGATATGACTATTTATGGAGAAGCTGTAGGAGCTGAAGGCTGGTCTAAAGGATCTAGACTTAAGATTACTGCTGCACCTCCAAGACAATCTAAAAATGGTAAGTGGTATCAAACTGCTCAATCAGTAGAAATGCTAGATGGACAGGTTGCGACTTCTGTACCTATTCCAAGTGTAGCACCTGCAGCATCAAAACCTGTAGATAAGCAATCACAATGGAAAGAGAAATATAGATTAACTATGAGTAATTTATTATCAGCATCTTTACAATCAGGCAAAGAAGTAAACTTTGATCAGATTGATAAATATGTAAGAATGATATTAGATGCTCAATATGACGGAGACGAGGCTCCGTTTTAATAGAATCCAATTCATGGTTTCCTCCCTTTCTATAAAAAAAATGAGGACAATTGGATGACTAGGCGGGGTGAAATTCCCTGCCAAGTCTGTGGTAGGAAATCAGCAATTATATAGGAATATATTATGAAAACAATATTAATGATACTTCATTTAACAAACGGAGAAGTAGCAAAAGTACCAGTAACTTTATTATCTACTCAAACTTGCAACGATAAATTTGTAGAAATGTTAAGTCCTAAAAGTTCTGATGACGGAGTGTATTATAATGGTCATCAGGTATGGGCAAGTTATTGTAAGACAGGAGATGGAAAGTTAGTTCCATGACATGGATTACAAACTTTTCAAACTCTTCTTGGAAATATGCCATTTTGAGACTTGGCAGAAAACTAAAGAAGTTCGTAAAGCGTATATTCATTTCAAAAGAACAGGAGAAATAAAATATGATAACAGAAGACAGATTGGAAAAGGCATTAGCCTACCTTGCTCAAACAGACGAACAGAGTGCGGAAGCAAGTGCAAACGTTAAATACCTGGATAGACTTCTTAAGAGAAGGAAAGCTCTCTTTATCACAGGTGAAAGTAATCTTAAGAGCATATCTGCCAAAGAACAGGCATATTATGCATCAGATGATTATCAGAAAGCTGTTCAAGAGATATATGATGCGGAAGTTAAAGCAAATACTCTTGAGAATAAAAGAGATAAAGAAGGTATGGTAATAGATCTTTTTAGAACTTTAGAAGCAAGTAGACGTAAACATAATATATGATTTATAAATTTAAAATTTGGGTTTTTGATCCTCAATATACTGAAATTAATTTATCTGCAGTTAATGATGAAGAAGCACTTAAAACGTTTAGATCTTTAGACTTAAATAATTTTGTTTGGAATAGAGATCAAATGTTACATAGAAGAACTACTTATGAAGTAACTAAATCTGATGAAAACTCTACAGACAGTACCATTGTTACCAAAGGAAGAGACATCAGCGGAAAATAAATTGTGGTTTGCTGTAATTGTTCAAGCCCTTTTAGATGCTGAATATTTAGGTAATAGAAAAGAAAGAATATATGCTAAAATGAGTGCTATAGATTGGTTAAAAAGTGATTCTAAAGACTTTCGTTTAGTATTTCATTATGCTGGATATGAAGAATATAGAGCTAGAAATAAAGTTGAAATTTTGTTAAAAGAAGATAAGTATTCATTAACTTATGAACAACAGGCTATTCTTAATAAAAAGAAATATGTACCTAGACCTAATAGAGAAGCACAAAGATATAAATTGGTATTTTAAATATGACAGATAAAGATATGTTTAAAGGGGTTACCTATCATTCACTTAATAAGCAAGTAGATGGAAATCATTATAAATCTTTTAAGATAGAACCTGCTGAATTTATTAATGAAAATAAATTACCCTTTGCAGAAGGGAATGCTATTAAGTATATTTGTAGGCATTCGGTTAAGGGAAAACAAAAAGATATACAAAAAGCTATACACTATTTAGAAATGATAATGGAAAGGGATTATGGGGACGCACTTTAGTAAATTAAATAAGGACAATAAACAACTTAAAATATATAGACCATTTGGTCCATCAATAGGTCATTGTAAATTACCACAAGAACTTATAGATGATTTTAATAAAGATTGTGATAACATTATTGCTGATAAAGAGAAAAGTAAAATTCATGATTTCTCTGATGATTTAGTTGGTAATGTCAAACAAGAATTAATTATTACACCTGAAGTATTTGAAAAATGGGCTCCATACTTTCAAAAACTTATGACTGCTTATATTGAAGCACATCCTGATAATGCTGCAGAACTTCAAAAGGTAATATTTAAATCAGGTTGGTATGTTAGATCTTTTGCAGGTGATTTTAATCCATTGCATTATCATACTAATTGCCACATGTCTTGTGTGGGTTATCTATCTTTACCCGAAGGTATAGAGGAAGAGTGGAAGAAAGAAGATGAAGATCATTATCCTACTGCTGGTGGAATAGAAATGCAATTTGGACAAGTTCATTTATTTTCTACAAATACAGTTAGAATTAGACCTAAAGTTGGTGATTATTATATATTTCCATGGTGGATGTACCACATGGTTTATCCTTTTAGAACAAAAGGAGAACGTAGATCATTTAGTTTTAATGTATTTGGTGCTCCTAAAGACGAACCTAAAGAGAAGTCTAAAATAATTATTTAATTAGTTTATCTACTAACCATAAGATTCCAATAAAAATCAATATTAGAAAACAAAATGAGAAGTATAAAATAAGAACAAATATTTCTATAATAGATTCTTTAATCTTTTTCATTATCCACCAAGTGGATTTTTAGATTCTTGTTGTAATTCTTTCATTCGAACTTTTAACAGTTCCATTTCAGTTTGTAAAACTTTAATTGATTGTTGATTATCAATAATGTTGCCTGAGTTTTCAGCTACTTCTTCAGCTTGTTCTGGTGATTGATTAGATAAGTTATCTAACTTAGTAGTAATCTCACCATATTTAATAAATCCACCGCCTATAGCAACGATAGCTGCTACTAGAGCTGCTATTCCTGCCAGTTGATCTTTAAGTTTACCCATTTTTTAATGCCTCCAGTTTAAATAACAATTCCCGTTCTCTTAATCGTAGATCTTTTAGGATCTTCTCTTTTTGAGCAACGGGATCATTTTCTATATATTGTACTAAATTGATATTGTTATAGATTTCTCTATTATCAAACATATTATTGTTTAAATAAATATCTCTGCTTTTATAAAATTCAGTATTAGTGTAAAGAGCAAGAGAAATATCTCCTTTCATAGCTTCTAATTTAACAAGGTTTTTAACCTCTAAATTTTTAGCTATGTCTTTAACAACCTCATCTACTTTAGCCATTGCAGCATCTATTGTAGATACTTTAGACTTAGAAGATGAAGTTGTTTTAGATACTATCTTCTTTTTTTCTTGTTTTTCTTCTTGTTTTTCTTCTTTAACTTCTGATTTTTTTTCTTCTTGTTTTTCTTTTTTTTCATTAATTGTCTCCTTTTTAGCAGTTGATGATATAATTTGTTTAGCAATTGTTGTCGCTTTCTTCTCCTTTTTAGGAGCTTGTGCTACTTTAGTAGGAGCAGCAGCTGGTGCTGTATTAGTTGTTGTGCTAGTTGTACTAGCTTTAACAACTTTAGCTCCTGTCTTAGCTTCAAATTTTTTAACCGCTTGTTGTACTTGTACTACTTTCGCAGTTTTAGTTATAGGAGCTTTTTGAATATTAGATACTTGTGTAGCTAATGTTTTAGTTTCTTCTATAACTACTTCAGATACAGATTGTTCTATTTCAGTATTGGATACAGCTTCGTTAACTTCTTCAAGAGCAGTTAAAGTTGCTACTTCTAGTACTACATTCTCATAAGTCATAGTAAGAGAAGCTCCTAATAAATTAGGTCCACCAAGATTTCCAGGATTAGATTGTTCATCTATCCCAGTCCAAGTCCAGTCAAACTGATTGGAACCTGCATTGTTATAAATAACTTGATCAGTATATTTATGTGCATTGGCATAGTATCCTGCGTCTGTATTTCTTATTTGATCTACAGAAGCAAGAGTGTTGCCATCAACATCTAAAATTTTAACTGTAGTTTTAAATGTATCTCTGCCAGATCCTCTATTGCCACAAGCATAAGAGGAATTAGCCCACTCACAGTTTTGAATAATAGTAGTACTATTTAGAGTAATACCATTATCTAATTTTTCTTGAGTAGTTGTATCAGAATTTGTTGTAATACCCACCAAAGATCCAGACTTTTTAACTGTACCTGTACCAGTAACTTCTATTTCAGTACTAAAACAATGACTATTATTAATAGTAAAATCATTGCAGCTAGATGCTACATTAGGTACGTTAGTATCTACACTTTGTACAGATGATGCAGAATCTCCTGCATTGGGTAATAAGTTGCCAGTTGTAATTTCTTCAGCTGCAACATTGAAGGTTAATAATGTAAATAGTATTAACCATCTCATTTCTTATTAATCTTTTCTATTTTAATTTTGTTCTTTTTACGCTTTTCAAAATGAACATATTTTTCATAAGTAGGTTGTTTGTAATCATATTTGTCAGCTAATAATTTCATAGCATCTTTACCTATCTTACCTTCTACAGGACATGGTGTTCCTGCAGCTATCATGGCTTCAAAAACTCTTCTATCACTACAAAGTACTGCAATAGCAGCAACTTTCATATTTAATTGAGAAAGTGTTTTCGATAAATTAATTATCTCACAGGTTTCATCTCTATAACTTTTACCACCACTTACTCCTATACCAAATGTTTGAACACCGCCTGAGAGTGCTAAAGCACAGTTAGCAGTAGAGTTCATTCCTGGAGCTGATGCTGTTGGAGGAGATGATCTTATATTAGAAGTTGTTGAATTTGTTGTTGTAGAACTTGAGCTACTTCCTGATTGATAAGTTGTGCTTGATTCATAACCACCTTCAATAGCAGTATTAGAACCGCTTACGTTAGTTTGTGTAGATCCTGCATTAGCTACACCTGTAAATATAATTATAAGTGTTAATACAAGAATGATATATTTTTCTATACATTTATTCATCGCTTTTTGAAATACTAATTATCTTTCCATCTTTAATAACTGCATTTACTTTCATACATTGAAATTGTGCATTGTTAGTTGATCTTAATGAAACTCGTTTACGTGCCAAACATTCAGATAAATTTGGCATTAATAAATGTTCTTTTAAAACTGGTGGATCGCCTAAATACATTAATAAAGCTATAACCATTTCCATTAGTGTGCTCCATTCATTTTTTTTTGTAAAGTATCAACCTGTTCTTTTAGGTGATCTATATTAACTTTGTTATATCTACTAGCTTCTATCTCTTTTTCAATAGATTCAATCTGACCCGCAAGGTGTTCAATAAGCATGAAAATTTCTAGATTTTTGGGCTCTTGTTCTGCTTTTTTTAAAAGATCTGCTTGAAAGAGAGTATCTGCTGTTTCTAGTTTATTTAATCTTTCTTCAATACCAAAATATGCCCATACTCCAACTGCTACTGCAGCAACTATAGCAACTAAATTTCGTATTGGTAAACTTATATTTGTATTATCGTTAATTTTCATTTATGAAATATTGGTATTGATGCTCCAGAATTATGGTAACATTTTAAACAATGTACTTTAGAATCTTTATAAACTACATAAGGGTAGTCTATAGTTCGTTTACAAGTCTTGCACTTTTTCTTTTTTTTTCTTTTTAAGTTCATCAAGTTCATTATTAGCTTTGTTTAAATCCTCTGCTGCAAACTCTAATTTTTGTAAAGTTCGTTTAAGAGAGGAGTCTTTTAATTTACAAGCATCTTCAAGTTCGTTTATTTGCTCTTTAAGCATACGCACTTGTTCCTTGTATTCGTTAATAATTTCTTGATAATCTGGTTTTTCCATTACTTCTTAGAAGTTGGTCCACTACCTCTAAATATCTGTGTACCCTTAATTCCAAAAATACTTGCTACGACAAGAATCCATAAATTTGTGAACCATTTTGGCAATGAATGGAAATACTCAAAAAAGAGTTTAACCTTTTCCATTGCTGTCGGATCGTCTGATAATACTGCCCACATAAGCACTATAATCGGAGCCGAAATTATGACCAGCACAAATTCGTCTTTATAATCATTTTGCCTTGCTTCTAAAAGTTTGCCCTGGTAAGCCTCTTCACCTCGAGCCATCTTTTCTGCGTGCATTAATTGAGCATCAGACATAGCCATCTTCGTCTTTTGACGATTTGAATATATCTTACTGCCAGCTTGTAATGCTATCTTTGCTAAACTAAACCATGCCATGTTTTATTCTCCTATAACTGCCTTTGCCTTTTTTAGGCTTATGTATTTTGTGTTTACTTTTTTGTAACATTTGAACCATCGGATTTCTTGACTGTGTATATCTTTCCTGTTCCTCCACCTTGAAATCGGAGGTAATGCCTTTTATTCCATCTTTTATTCCATGCCCAAACATTAAGTTTGCTGCTTATGGTTTCTATGATGCCGAAGAATTTGTCGGAAATCCATCCCATGCCTTATACATTCCTTCTACTAATAGTTCATCAGAGTATGGTTGATCACCATTCTCCATTTTTATTATAGATTTAACTAATGGTAGATAATGCTCAATGCTATTATCTAATTTATCCATTGGGTTAAAATTCATTCTTTCACAAACAAATTTTATATAAGCGTCAGTATCATTCTCACTTGGAGGAGCCCATCTTCCGATGATGTCCTCTATATTATATTTCTTATGTGAGAAACGATAGACTAAGAGTATTCTCATTAAAGCACGAATACCCCATACAGGTTCTTTAAAAACACAAAAAACCTCGTCTGATTGTTCATCAGCGAGACCATCCCATGCAGTACCTAATTTGATATTGCCTGGATTGTGATTTCTTATTCCTCTAGGTAATTTTTTTGTTCCATCTGCCATTGTCTTTTAATACCATTGGGATTAACTTGGGTATTCCATCTATAATGACTGAGGATCCTACAACTGGTCTAGACTTTTGTAATTTATTATATTCAAAAGCTAAACTTTTCATGTCTATTAAACATCCAGTCTGCATTCCCCACAGTAATTCATTTGGATTACTCCAGTAATCTATTTTGAACACAGTATGGTAATGTCCTTGTACAGTACACATACCATATTGTTGTGCTACCTTTAGCACGTCTTTGTATTTACCATGACAGAAGTATATTTTTTGACCATTTGATGCTTTCAAGATCAAATCTTCATGCCAAGTCCAACCAGGACCAACACCTAACATTTCGTTATAAGTCTTAAAGACTTCGTGTGGTAATCCATGTCTAGTAGCTTTTCTAAACACTAAGCTACCATGGTTAGAGTCTAGCAAATACATTTTAGGAAACATCTTATGAAGTTTCTTAAAAAATTGTCTTGCAGTTTTGAGTTCATCACTCGCTGCGTATAAGCCAGGATGCTTGTCATGAAATGAAATGCTATGCCAATCAAGCTCATCGCCTATATTCACTATACAATCAGGTTTGTATTTTCTTCTAATTGCATCCAGAAAGTCAATAGTATCTGGATGGTGATATGGTGCGTGTTGATCTGCTATAACAAGTATTGATTTTCGAAGCATATAGTTGCTTATACAATTTTTCGTTGTACTCGTCTAGTCTTTAAGGTACAACTTTATATAGTCTTAGATTCTGTACACCAAAATTTAATAAACGTTTTATCGTTATTAGTATATTCTGGACCTAATTTTTGGTATACATCCATACTATTCAAATGTCCTGCCATAATACATTCATGAAATGAATTAAGAGGCATTGCTCTTTGCATGGCTTGACTACATTCCCCGCTCATTAGGGAACAAATTTGCATAGTAAGTAAAAATTTCATTACTGGACAAGTAAAGACTTGACTACCCACATAAGGTTACCCAAAGCCATAAAACTTACTGCCCATATAATTTTATATATTGTGTTAATCTTTGAAGATAAATGTTCAACGTGATTACTTAATAATGTTTTAATTACAGCTATTTCACCATGTATTTTTAAGATTTCTTCTTTGTTTTCTGTATGTCTACTCATTAGAATAACGTTTCGTAAGGTGACCTTACTAACCCTTTCGTTTTATATTGTGTATATCGTGGTCCTTGATATCTAGGATGACCACTTTGTCCTAGTACAAAATCAACTGCTATATCAGAAGCAAGATCAACACTTAAACCATCTCGTTCTAAACCTTCAGCAACTGATTGTGATGCCGTTTGTAACCAAATTGGTAAGAATCTTCTTCCAACATGACCACCTATTTTTAAACCTTTTTCAATAGCTTCATCATCTTTTTTAGTGATGTTAGGACTCCACTTAGTAGTTAAGTATTGTTTATTAGTTAATACTTCTATTGTAGTTCTAGGTAATGATCCTATCTTTTTAAGACCAGTACTTTGTGGAGCTGTTATCCAATGGAAAGGTTCCATTAACTGTTTAGAAAAAGTCAATACTTGACCATCTCCTAAGTCAATTCTTGTTGGATCTGTATTCTCTAATATTGAATGTCCACTAAATATATAGTTTAGTGCAGATCCTGCAGCTGCGTATGTTAATGCAGCTCTTGCAAAATAATATTGATACATCCTTCTTAAAGCTGGATCAGATTCAAATGAAGGTAATGACTTAGCAATAATTCTTACATTTGATATTGTCCAGTCAGGAGCAAAGAGTAGTAATTGCATATATCCTCTAGATCCTGGAGCAAACGTAGTTTGCATCATTCTTTTAATAGTAGGTGTTTGTATTCTGTTCGCTATTTGTTCCCAGTTTTGTCCACCAAAAGCATCATTTGTAAACTGTGCTGCTTGTGTAGCTTTACGATAAATAACTGACTGGGTATCACCAGGCATTAATCTTAAATTATTAGGAGCTCTCATTAGAGTAGGCTGATCTAATACAGTTAAGAATGTATGTAGTTTAGCTGCAGTAAATACTCTATCCCAAGTAATTCTATCAAACCATCTAAATACATCTTCTACTTTCCCGCCTGTAGATATACCGAAATGTCTTTTAAGAAATGTGTCAACACCTCTTATGTTATAATAAAATCTATCAAAGCCAACGTCTTCAGGGATTGATATTTGTAATCCAGACCCTTGACCAAACCTTACAACATCCTCGTAACCATGAGTTCTAAGCTGTGTAATAGCATGGTCATAATCTTTAATATATGCTTTAGGATCTCTTATAGAACTTAAAATTTCTGGTTTAGCTCTTGGATCTAATATCTTTTTAATGTTATTCCATTTAGCACCAGCAAACCATAAAGATTCAACTAATGCACCAGCATGAAAGAATGAAAATCCTACAGCTAATCTTTTCATCATCAAGTTAGTTGTAAAGAGTGCTCCCATAAAAGCACCTTCATCAGCTGCATCAAATACCATTCTTAAAGAATTAACCATTCCTTTATGAATTAAAGCAGTCTCACCCTGATCAGCAAAATATGGATGTTTAAACTCTGTATAATTTTGTTCATCAAAAGTTTTTTTGATGTTGTTTCTAATTAAGAGTGGTCTTTGATTAATACTTGTTCTTTCTAAATTAGTAATTAATGATCTAGTTGCTAATGCTTTACCTGCTGCAAATCCATAGATTCTAACAAGTTCCGCAGGATCATCCATACCTTTACGAATAGTATAATTTCTTTGTAATCCATGGTTAATATCTCCAAACATACCACGCTTAGCAAATTGAAATTTAGCTGATGGACCAGTAACTACTGGGCTATCAAAATCCTTAATAAATCTAAATGGTTGGTATTTAGGATTATATTCGTTCCAAAGTAATGGTAAATAATTAGCTCTTTTGTTAAAGACTAATCTACCTTCATCTCCAAATATTTTGTAATATTCATTAAATACTTTCTCAATACTTTTAGCTCCATTTAATTCAGCTTTAGTTAAACTGTTAGCTGCTATAGGTTTGAATTTAGGATTGTATTTAAATGTTTTGGGATGTACTTTGGCTTTAGTAAGATAATAGAATATTCTTCTTCTTGAATCAATTGCATCAGGTATAGATCGTTTAATAGTATTAGATAATTCTTGTGCTGCTGAGTTCAATTTAACTGTACTCATTTTCATAGCATCTAATGCAGCTTCACCTGATAATGCTGCTTCATCAAATTCTTTAGGTGCTTTCTTTAATTGTTTACCAAACAATCTTGCACCAGTATATATAGCTGCACCTACACCAAAACCTTTAGCTGTTGCTAATAGTTTATCGTCATCTGCTGTAAGGAATTGTGCTGTACCAAAAATAGCTCCAATAGATGCTCCTCTTTTAAGAGCAGTATTGAAAGCCATATCTTTTCCATTTTCATTAAGAGTTCTTAAAGCTGCAGTTATATCTGCTTTGATTACTTCAAACTTTTTAGGATCACTTATAATTCTTTGTTGTTTTCTAATCTCGTTTATTAGATCATCAACTGAACGATAAATACCTTGTTCATTAAAATCTACTAACTTTTCAGGAGTTAGTTTGTGTTTTTCTAAAACTTTTTGTACTGCTTGGTTAGCTCTAATTCTAGGTATTCGAGTCATTCTTCTAGCTAACTCACCAGCTCCTGCAAATCCTACTGAAAATATAGCTCCTGCTGTAGCTCCTATAGTAGTTTCTACTGTAGTTCTTTTAGGATCTACTTCTGCTTTTTCACCTAATTGCCATGTTGTAGAAAATGCAAATGGTACTCCAAGTGTAGCTGCAGTTCCTACTTTAAGATCTGACATAACTTTAGCTCTATCTCTAGATACTTTAGATAAAGTAAGACCTTTAGCTCTTTTTAATCTAATACCATTGACTACACCTCTACCTAGTCTACCCCATCCTAAAGGCATAAATAAAAGCCAAGGATCTGCCATAATCATATTAACAAGCTCTGCACCAAATAGTTTAGGATTAGACTTAATCATGTTACCAACTTCTTTAAAGTCTACATGCATTGGTCCATCATCTAAAAGATAACCAAATCTATTTAGTTTACGTTCAGCTTCTTTATATATTCTAGATTCTTTATCTTGAGGATTATTACGAATATACTCTAATGCTTCTTGTGCTTGTTTCTTTTTGGTATTGCCAGTCATCCATTGATAAAGTGATGCTGGTAAAGATTCCTCTAACCAAAGATCGTAAGGACTACGTAAGGATTGAAAAAACCCAGGCGTTTTATCTTTGATAGGTTCTTTCAAACCATCAGGAATACTACGTACTGGGTCTCTTAATTTAAATTCGTTAATGTTAAAATCGTTAGCCATGAGGTATTAGAACCCCCAAGTTTTTTTCTGTTCTTTAGAAACAAATTTCTTAACAGCTCTTTTTGTTGTTGTTTTAAATGGAGATGCTTTTTGTTGACCACTAAACTTTTGTACAGTTCTTTCAAAAACAGTATCACTTTTTTTAGTAGCAGTTGTGTATGCTTTCATTGCACCTTTTTGCTTTGCACGAAATATTTTAATTTTAGGTACTTTTTTAGTTTGTCTTATTTCTTTAATACCTGTAGCAGTTCTAGCTCTAGATCTACCTAATTCTTTAGGTAATATTTTAAAGAATTTTTTTTCAGCTGTTTTCATAGCTAAACTTTCAGCAGCCATACTTGTAGATGCTCTTTCACTAAAACCCATAAATTGAGGTTTTTCACCAAACTTTTTAGTAAACTCTTTAGTTGCAGCTTCACCTGGATCAGGTTTAAACTTAGGTGATTTTTGTGCAGGTAGTTTTTGAACTCCTTTAAACTTCTTACTAAATCCTTTTATTATAATTCTTTTAATCATTTACACCTCAAAATATTCAGGAAATCTAGCTCTAATAATCTTTTCAGCTCTAGCTTTAGATACCTTTTGTAATTGTGGATTAGCTGCTAATAACATAGCAAATATTCTAGCATCATCATTAGATACAACTTTACCTGATTGTCTTGGAATAACTACTTCTGGTCCTTTTTCTCCAACTATATAAGGTTTACCAGCTCTAACTGGACCACCTTTAGCTCTAAAAGGATCTTCAGATGTAGCGGTAATTGTTCCTTTAGTTAATGGACCAAACCATCCTTTTTTATGTTTAATTTTACCTGATTTAAGAACTTTTCTAATAATTTTTTTCTTCATTGCAGTATCAATAACAAGAGGTTTTCCTGTTTTGTTATTTTTCTGCATAAGTGCTATTTCTTTTTGATATTCAATAGCAATAGCTTCAGCTGCTTCATCAAATGCAGCTTGTCCAGTTTTACCAGTTGTAACCCAATTACCTACTTTTTCCCATATATTAGGTGCATCAACTCTAACGTTTTTAAGTAAATCTTTAACTTCTGCTATATCAGCTTGTGTTGCTTGAATAGGAGCTTGTTTTCTAGCTTCTATTCTATCTTTAAATTGTGCAGAAATACCTGCAGCTTTAACAAAGTTATTCATTAATGCTTCGTCAATTCTTTTACCTTGAGCTGATGATTGAATCATTGCCAAGCCTAAACTGAATGCTGGGTTTGCCATTAATCCTTCAAAGCCACCTTTGTTTTTCCAATTTCTTTCAAGTTGTTTAAGATCTAATCCAGCCCATTTAGCTAATGATGCACCATCAGCCATTGTAATATTTGCTCCTTGTGCATTTGGCTGTAATGCTCCTTGATTTTGTTGTGGTATAGGAATTGGACCACCTTGAGATTTTGTAATTTGTTGACCAATCATAGAAGGCATTTGAGCTTCTCCTTCTATGTCTCCAGCGTATCCTCCTAGTGTAGTAGGAGGTTTCATTCCCCATTTAAATATATCAAACATTCCTGCCATTATAATATTCCCCTGTCTAAATTATTTGTTTTTAAAAAATTGTAAAATGGACTATCATTTACTGCTGTCCATCCTATTGCACTAGGTGTTCCTAGTCTTTGTGCTACTCTTGATTTTGCAGCTGCATATTCTGTAGCTAAATTAAATGCATTACCTTGTCCACTCACAGTATTTTGTCCTAAAGATTGATACCAATTAGAAGCAACAGAATTACTTGGTTGTGTATTACCAGAAGCAATAAATTGTGTTTGGCTATTACTAGATGTATTTTGTACTGAATCTCCATCTCCGCTTTCATCTTGTGTATTATCAATACCAAAATCACTTTGTCTTACATTATTACTACCTAAAAATTCTGATACATTTTTACCAGTAGCCCATAAAATACTTAATGTTGGAGACCATTTAATAATATCAGGTCTAGCATCCCAATGTTCTTTCCAAGTTAAATTTTGTTTTACACTTGGATCATCTTTTGAAACAATAATACCTTCATCATTTCTAACATTTGGTCCTGGAGATTGTTCTCCAGTATTTGGATCAACAGTAATTAAACCTTTTTCAACAGCAAAATCTATATCTTTTTCTCTTTCTTGTTCAAGATCTTCAGTACCATCATATTGAGGATATTGAGTTTCTTTTACCCAATCTTGATAATGTTCTTGATCTAATTCAGTTTCTTGTTCACGATCTAATCCTTCATAACTACTTGCTGGTGGTGCAGAATAAGTTTCAGGTTCAGGTGCAGAAGGTGTATCTGAAAAAACAGATTCCAAATCATCTGATTCACTCCAATTTGTTTGATTAGAATCACCAGTCATTGTTGGATGACCTGTAGATCCTGCAGTTACATTATATGCATCTGATTCGTAATCTTGAAAATTTGCTGCTTCTGCTGCTGAGTCTCCAGCTGATCCGCCACTACTTCCTGACATTTATACTCCTTATATAATAATAGCTATAACTATAATAACACCAATACCAATAACTACTTTTTTATGATGTTCCCAATAGTGTTTTACTTCGTGTATTAATTTATCCATTATAATAATCCTCCTAATAATCCAAACCCAGCACCTAATAATGCTCCTGCTGGTCCGCCAGTTAATCCACCAATACTTAAAGCATTGCCTGCTAAATTGCCTAAAGCAGCTCCAGAGAGTGCTCCTCCAGCAGCTGTTCCTAAAGGATTAGCTCTAGGTGTAGTTTGTGTTGCTTGTTGTTGTGGCAACCCATAAGCAATTGGAGCTATAGTATTGTAATACTGAGCTAATGCTTGTTGTGGAGCCATTTGTTGTTGTCTAGAAATATCTTCAAGAGCTCCGCCTACAGCAGTTAAACTTGGCACAGCTTGTGCAGCACCTAATTGTCTAGCTCTTTCTCTTTCTAATGATTGGAATGCATAAGGCAAAGCCTTTTGTGCTACTTGACCTATTACAGCTTGTTGTGCCATAGGGCTTGTAGGTGTTCTACCCATTCCAGAAAATTGACCTGCAACATTAGAATATACATCTTGAGCAGCTTGACTAATCAAAGGAGATAAAAAAGGATTAGTGTAGTTACCCTGTATAGTGCCTAATATTTGCTGGTTAGCAGCGTTTGCCATTTGTTCTTGTGCTGCTATCCCTTCTAAAGTTTGTGTTGTTGGTGGCACGTATCCTGCTGCAGTTGGTCCTTGACCATATATTGTACCTGCTTCAGATATAATTTGACCTAATGCAGGTTCTGCTGCTCCATAAGGTTGTGCCGCTGTTGTTGTAGTAGCTGTTCCGCCACCACTTCCTCCGCCTCCGATTGACATATTATTTGTTCTCCTTTTTCTTTTCTAATAGTACGTGACTTTCCCTATAACCAAAAGGTTTCAGAATTTTCTTCCACCCAGGTCTAGCAACTAATTCGAGTAAATCGCAATTTTGTTGCCAAGCAAAGTCTTCTATATGTTTAATTAAATGTTGCCATTTTTCACGATGTCTACCTGTCATAATTTTTATGTTTAGACATTTTTGTAATGGTCTTTGTATTATTTCAGTCACTACGACTCCATAATACTTGTTATTTTCTGCCTCAGGATCCCAAAGAATCCATAGTTGCATTTTCTTTTCGTTAATCCATTTTAGTATATGATCTGCTAAAGCATATCCATTAGATCTAGCTAATGCGTTTGCGATGTCAGCTTTTACTATACCCCAAGCCTTACTTACACTTTCTGGAGGTATATTAACTAATTGGATCATGAAATAACCAAGTAACTTATTCCTATATGTGTTGAATCTGTTGAGCTCATTGTTGCTTTTAATGCATCAGATTCTTCTAGGATTAAAGGTACTGATAATAATTCTACTGCAGTATTAGCTGAAAGTGTCTGTGTTCTTAAAATAGTATATTCAGCACTTGCAGAATTGTCTGCTACATCTAACGATATTGTAGGTGTATTAGAAGTATTATTAGTAACTCTAATAGATCTAATAACTACAGTTGTATCAGCAGCTGCAGTTAATAGAGTTGTTTCAGATGATGTAGCTAATGCTACACCTGTAAATTTATAATTATTTGCCATCTTTTTTAGTATTAGATTCTTTAGGAATATAAGTTAAAACTTGTCTTAACTTTCCTTCATTATCAGATTTAATAGTAATCCATTTATCTAATTCTTTTGCTAAATCTGAATGTTCGTTTACAGCAGAAGATTGATTACTATATAATTTAATCTGATGATCTGCTTCTAATACTTTTGACTCATATAACTTTTGTAATGCTATTAATATTTGTTTCATTTTGTAACTCCTAATATAGGTCTTTTATCGTATAAATTAGACTGAGCAAACTTACCATTTGCATGATTATAATGTAAGAACACTTGTGAACATACATTACCTTTAAATGGCTTTCTCCAATGTTCAAGCTCACATCCTGAATATATTAACATATCACCTTGTTTTAAATCAACTTGTACACCTTTAGGTGCACCAGGTTTGTGAATATTTTTATATTCATCAATAACATTATCACTTCCAGTAGGGTCTATAAATATAGACCAGGGATCTCCACCTAAATGTAATGTTGTAGAAATCTCACAACTAGGTCTATCTTTATGCCTTTTTAATATACTACCTTTTCTATAAATCCTTGTATATGAATAAGTAGGTATTAAATCTAATCCAGTTTTAGCTTTCATAATAGGCATAACATATAATAATAAGGTTTCCATAACCCAATCACCATATTTAGAATAAGCACCTGGTACTTGTTTATCTGTCCAGCTACCTATTAAAGGATTAGCAGGATTAATCTTATTATGTTTTAACATAAGATCTACTGCTGATTCTTGCAAAAGCATATAGTTAAAAACAAAATTAGCTAAATCTTTTGATATAGCTTGTTTAATAACTTGATACTTTTTAGTTTTAAAACTCATACTTGTATAAAGTTATAAGAAACAGATATTCTCCAATTCTTTTCACCTTTATCTGTGTTCATATTAATATCAACACCATGAGGTTGCCAAGATGGAAAAAATATCATTCTACCTTCTTTAGCTTCGTAAGCTACAACTCTCCAAAGTTCTTTAGGTAAATTATCTACACGTTTTGGCATATGCGTATTAGGTCCTGGTCTTGGATCTTCTAAAAATAATTTACCAGAATTTTTAGGTACTTTAATATAATAAACTCCAGACCATAATGAATTAGGATGTGTATGGGTTTTATTATAACTATATGTAGGATTGATATTAGCCCACATATTACCTAAACCTAACTTAGGTTGAACACCATAATCTTTATTACATTCTTCTGCCATTTTAAACAGTTCTTGTATTAAAGGTTGATATTCTTTTTTGTCATTCATGTCAGTTGAACTATGCCAACCAAAACCTGAATTAGTTTTAAACTCTCCTGTAGATCTACCTTTTTTTATATCTTGTTTATACCAAGCCTTAATGTGTTTAAATAAGTATTTATTAAGTTCTTTAGCGTGAGGTATATCTTTCCAATACATTGGAGTTGGAAATAATATTTCTCGCTTCATTTAAAAGGTGGACCACCAAACCACATAACGAGAGATCTTCTAATTCCCTTTTTAACAGGTTCTACTCGGTGTTTCATAAAGGAAGCAAAGAATATTGCTTGACCTTGTTTTAATTGTATTTTGTTATTAGCATGTTCTTCAAATGCAAGATCTCCTCCAGTAAATTCAGAAGGATCTGATAACAAACAAGTCATGGATATTTTACGAATAGGATGTTCACCTGTTTGACCAAAAGCATTTAAATCCATGTGCCAATCATAAAAACCTCTTTTAGGATACTCAGTAAATTGAGCAGGTTCTGTTAATTTTATTCCATCAAAACCAAAGTGATTTAAATTAACGATAGATAATTGATTTTCTATTACTTTATACATCTCTGGCATTTTAGCAAAAGGTATCCAAGATATAGTTGTAACTCGTTTCTTAGTATCTTGTTTACCGCCCTTGCCTCCACCAACTTTAGCCTGTTCAGGTTTTTGTCGATGACCAGCTTGTATAATTAGTTTACATTGTTCAGGTGTAAACATAGCTCCAGTTGTTGTAGCAATATAAGACTGCCATCTAGGCATCAAAGGAATCATTTAAATCCCTCTGCTGTTCTTGAAGAAACTGGATTATAATCTACATCTACATTACAAACTAATGTTCTACGTTTTTCTTTTGTTCTATTAAATGGATAAACGCAATGCCTCATGTCATAAGGAAAGATATAGAAATCTCCTACTTGCATATTTGGAGAATAATCAGTTTTAGCAAATTGCCCTGCTGATGCTCCAATAATTTGTAATCTACCATTCATTGGTTTTTCTTCTGCTGAATATTCTTTACCATAATCTTTTGGTAATTTCAAAATCATTACAGATGATAAACCCGTATATAACATACCTTGATGAATATGTACTGGATTATATTCGTGAGCTTTCATTTCATTAACCCAAATAGAGTTAATTTTTATATTATATTCACGAACTTTATTCCAATCTAAATAATGTTTAAAAATAGTATAAAACCATTTTAATACATCTTCAGAAACAAAATTATGTCTATGCATTTTTTCAGAATCTTTACCTGAATAATACAATGAAACTTCATCTTTAATTTTACCAACTAATTGTTTATTAGCTTTAGGTAATTGTTTCTTTTGAACTTCGTATAACTTTTGTAAATAATTAAAGACTTCTTGAGGTACTTGATACTTGAGAACAGTTTGTCCTAAATAGACAAAGTCGAAATTCATTTTGCAAGTTTCTTTTTCTCTTTCCCTTTAGGTAATAACTCGCCTGATTTTCTAACTCTTTCTAAAGTATGTAATTGACCAAGAACATTAAAGACTTCAGGTTGGGAAGATCCTGGTGTTAGTGTATCTTTTTGATGTTGTAATCTTAACATGTAAGAATCAGCTTGATGAGTATTTACATTTTCTTTATCAAAGTTTCCATCATCAAACTCTTTTTTAAGTTTAGACCAAGTTGCTACTTCTCTCATTCTATGTTTAGCAACTAATTCCATACTTGCTTGATTATAGATCTTTTGTTCTAATTCTATTTCTAGCAATTCTCTTTCTAGTTTGTCTTTTTCTTGTTCTATTTTTTTCTCTAACTTTTTAATTTCTACTGCGTTTTTTCTAGCATCAAAAGATAAATGCATAAGATTTTCAAAATGAGTATTTTGTTCTCTAACTGATTGCCAATACTTTGCAGCTTTAGTTGGATACTTATTGTCTGATAATACAGAAAATCTCATTTCAGTTTCTGTACGAAACATTTGTTTCTTTTTCCAAGTATCTTTTAATTCAGGAATAAGTTTCTTAAATTCTTTAACATCTTGTTGATCTAATATTTTAGTTAAATATTTAGATTCTGTTTCGGCTACTATTTGTATATTTCTTTTTTCTGATTTGCTCATGCAAAATTAATACTATTTTTAATAGAAAATAGCAAGTCTATGATACTGTTAGCGTCTTGGTTGAAGATGGAACTGTCCATTCTTCTGTAGTTGTTATATAACTTCCATTATTTCCCATTATACACAAACCAGTTTTTGTAGTTCCATTGGATGAACTTCCTTGTGTATATCTAGCTGTTGCCATATCTGCAACTTCTGTCCATGAACTTCCATTCCAAGATTCGGTTTTATTTTCGTTTACACTTCCTGGTGTTCTACCACCAAAATTTATTGAATCTGTATTACTACCACCACTACCTGTACACCAAGATCGTGCTGTATTTAAATCTCCTACTTCGGTCCAAGAGCTTCCATCCCAAGATTCTACAATACCACCTGGAGATGGTGGATTACCTCCTACTGCTAAAGCATAAGAAGAGCTTGTTCCAGCATTTCCCCCTGCTTCTCTTCCAGTATTCAAATCTCCTACTTCGGACCACGCACTACCATTCCATTTTTCGGTTTTAACTACTAAATATGTTTCTGAAGCTGGACTTCCATCTTGTCCACCTGCCCATATTCCATCTGTTGATGTTCCAGCTCTTATATGACTATCTGCTCTAGCTGTATTTAAATCTGCTGTTTCTGTCCAACTACTTCCATTCCAAGATTCTGTTATAGTTGCTATTGGAGGTCGTCCACCAAAAACTAATCCAGCAGTAGAAGTACCAAATCCTGCTCCCTCTCTTCTAGCAGTATTAACTTCTGCTATTTCAGTCCAAGATGATCCATTATAATTTTCTACATTATCTACATTTGATCCAGTATAACCTGATGCAAAAATTCCTGCTGTTTGTGAACCAAAAGAAAATCCATTACCTCTAGCAGTATTTGCATTTCCGCCTGATGACCATGTTCCAGTTCCTTGTTGTGCATATCCTTTAAGTGTTGATGAACCTGTATTAAACCAAACTTGTCCTAGTTGTACTGCTGGTGTTGATGGGAAAGACCATTCTTCTGTTTGACCTTTTGGAGATTGATTTCCTCCTGCTGCTACTGCTGCAGAACCTAAACCAAAACCTGAAAGATCACCTCTTGCTGTTCCCATATCAGCAACTTCAGTCCAAGCACTTCCGTCCCAACTTTCTGTTCCTGCAACAGAAGGTTGTCCAGGATTTGCTCCACCAAAATAAAGCGCTGAAGTTTGTATCCCTGCTCCTGCTCCTGCTTGCATAGCTACATTTAAATTTGCTAATTCAGTCCAACTTGAGCCATCCCAAGATTCAACATTTGCATTACCTCCTGGTCCACCACCAAAAACTAATGCAGCAGTTTGTGGAGCTTGACCAGCATATCCCATATAAGCTCTTCCATTATTTAAATCCCCTACTTCAGTCCAACTTGAACCATCAAAAGTTTCAGCGTTTGCTGTACCACCTACTCCTCCAGCAATAAGAGTTGCTGTGGTTGATCCTGCTGCTCCAGAACCATATCTAGCTGTATTGACATCTCCTGTTTCAGTCCAAGTTGATCCATTGTAAGTTTCAACATTTGCTACAGCAGTAGATGTTTGACCTGCATTAGTTATAGCTGCTGTTTGTGATCCTACAGTAGCATTATATTGTCTTGATGTATTAAAATCTCCGCTTTCTGTCCAAGAACTACCATCATATTCTTCAGTTCTACCGCTAACAGGAGGTGGTGCATCTCCTCCACAAACTAAACCTGATGTTTGTGTTCCAGTTCCATGAAGATTTTGTCTTGCTGTATTAAGAGCTGTTCCACTAGCCCATGCTCCAGCATAAACCACAGGATCAGTATCTACTGATTGTATTGAATGTCCTTTTATTTCTATATATTTCGTCATGCGTTTGTACTCGCTAGTGTTTGAAGTGCTGTTGGTACATTCCATTCTTCTGTTGTTGCTACTGCACTACCTGGAGGACCATCTCCACCAGCAAAGAAAGCACTTTTAGCACTTGAGTCAGAATCTGCAACTTTACCTGCACCTGCTGATGCATCAGCTATTTCAGTCCAAGCAGTACCATTCCAAGATTCTGTTATATTTTGAGGACCTGGACTTGCTTCTCCAACAAAATACAAACCATCTGTCGTTGTACCTGCTGCACCTCCCTGACTTCTAGCTGTGTTAATTTCAGCAATTTCAGTCCACGAAGATCCATTCCATTGTTCTACAGTATCATAATGAGGGGGTGCTCCACCAATTGCTAAAGCAGCTGTTGAAGTTCCTAATCCACCTATTGCCCATCGAGCAGTATTTAAATCTGATTGTTCTGCCCAAGATGATCCATTCCATAATTCTGTTTCTCCACCTTTTGTAGCAACTGGAGTTTTTCTTCTACCAAAAAATAAACCTGCTGTAGTTGTTCCAGCACCACCAGGTGAACCACCACCTGCTGTATTAACTTCAGCTATCTCACTCCAAGTAGATCCATTGTATTGTTCTGTTTCATCGTTATAAGGATTTTCTCCACCAAATGAGGCTATTGTAGCTGTTTGTGTACCAAAACCTGCTATAGCCCTTCTGGATGTGTTTAAATCTCCTGATTCTGTCCATGCACTTCCATTATATTCTTCAGTTACACCTGTTGCAGGATTTCCACCAAAAGCAAGTCCTGCTGTTAATGAACCTGAACCATCTAAATCATTTCTTGGCGTGTTTAAATTTCCTCCAGAAGCCCAAGCTCCTGTGCCATATCCAACATATTTTATAACACCTGATGATGGGTCTGCGTTATAGTATATGTCGCCTATATTAAATTGTCTGATTGTTGCGGGTGCTGACCATTCTTCTGTAGCTGCTGTATCTCCTGGAGTACCAGCATTAGTTGTTCCTCCAAATATAGCAGAAGCTGCAACTGAACTACCAGAAATACTGCCAACAAATCCTCTTCCTGTAGCTAAATTAGCAACTTCAGTCCATGTAGAACCATCATACGATTCCGTATTAACTGTAGCTGTAGTAGCAGCACTCATTCCTCCAAAAACTAAAGTTGACGTAGTTGTACCTGAAGCAGCGGTTTGAAATCTTGCAGTATTTATTTCAGCTATTTCTGACCAAGCAGTACCATTAAAAGTTTCGACATCTCCAACTATTGAGTTATCTGGATGTGTGCCTCCAACTGCTACACCAGCAGTACTTGTTCCTGTTCCTTTTATATGTTTTGTTGCTACTGATAAATCTCCTGATTCTGTCCACGAAGAACCATTCCAAATTTCTGTAGCTCCTGTTCTACCAGGTGTGTCTCCACCAAATGCTAAAGCTGCTGTATTTGCTTGTCCTGCACCACCCATTTCTCCTCTAGCAGTATTTAAATTTGTACCTTCAGTCCAAGAACTTCCATTCCAAGTTTCTGCGTCTGCTGTATATGCTGTGCCTGTATATCCACCAAAAAATATAGTAGCTGTAGAAGTTCCAGCAGCAGCTCCTACATTTCTTCCAGTATTATTTTCTGTTATTTCAGTCCAACTACTTCCGTCATACGTTTCTGCAACATCAGTTACGTTAGGATTTTGTCCATTAATAGCAATAGCCGCAGTTTGAGTTCCTGCACCAGCTAAAGCCCATCTATCTGTATTTAAACTTCCACCAGAAGCCCATGTACCTCCTCCCATTTGAGAAGAAATAGCATCAGAAGTTACATTTTGTATTCCTAATCCTTTTATACCTTTATAGGTAGTCATTAATTAATTCCTTATGGTAGATTGTATTTAACTGGTTTAGCTCCAAGTCTTGCAATTTTTTCATCTGATGATTCGCCATCAACATTGTTTGCATCCCAAGCATCTTGAGCGTCTTCAATTTCACCGTCTACAATAGCTTGAGCTTCTGCTTTAGTTTTAGTTGTTCCGCCAATTTTGCCAATCCATTGATCGCCAAAGATATTGTCATCAACAACCCAAACATTACCAGGATGACCTGCAAGATACATCTGTTTTCTTTCTTCGTGAGTAAAAAAATTTTTACCCCAGTTTTCTTTAACAGTATATTTATATGCCATAGTTTCCTCCTTTAATTCTATTAACTTGTTGTTACCTTTTTAAGTGTGTGTCCTAATGCCCATTCTTCTGTTGCACCTGTTTCAGCTGGTAATCCTGACCCACCAAAAGCTATTGCTGTTGTTGAATTTGGAGTGTTACCTGATCCTCCAAGATATGATCTCGCTGTTGCTAAATCATTACCTTCAGTCCAAGATGAACCATTCCATTGTTCTGTTTTAGCTACTTGTCCTGGTCCATTATCTCCACCAAAAACTATACAATCTGTATATATTCCTGAAGCTGCACCTGAGCGGTGGTCAGTAGTAGATTCTGTAACCTCTGTCCAAGATGAGCCATTAAATTGTTCTGTAGTTGCGGGAGTTCCTGAAGCCAAACAGGCTGTATTACTTCCAGTTGCCCACACATATTTTTTTGCTGTATTTAAATCAGTTGATGTTTCTGTCCAAGCACTTCCATTCCATGATTCTACATTAGAAACTGCTCCAGGATTTCCACCAGCTACACATAATGCTGCTGTAGAAGTTCCAGATCCTTCATTTTGATTACGTCCTGTATTTAAATCAGCTTCTTCTGACCAACTAGAACCATTCCATGATTCAGTTGCACCTAAAAAAGAACTTGGATCGCCTCCCATAATTATAGCAGCTGTATTTGTTCCACAACCACCACCAAATTGTCTTCCATCATTATTTTCTGAAGTTTCAGTCCAAGCTGTTCCATTGTAACTTTCAGATAAAGTTCTAGGAGCAGTTGGTGGTGAAGAAGAAGCATCGTAACCCCCAGCAACTATTACGTTATCATTTCCAGTTCCAGCACTTTGTTTAGTTGTTCTACCAGAATTCATAGTTCCACCGCTTGACCAAGATCCTGCACCTAAAGTTTGAAACTTAAATTGTCCATCAGAAGAATTGTAATATAAATTACCTTCCCATGCTGATGGATATGCTGTTGGGGGATCGCTACTATAGGTTTTAACCCTAGTGCCACCGACTTTTCTGTAAGTTGCCATTATTTATCTTTTAATAACCAACCATGAGTGTTATCAACAAAGACTAATGTAAATGCAGCTCTTTCAGTTGCTACTGTTAAATCTTCTGCAACACCTTGAATTGGTTTTGAGTTTCTTCCAATTGTAATATTATTTGTATCAGCAGTTCCTGCATAATCAACAACTGTAACTTCATCTCCTAAACTTGGAGAAGCAGGAAGCGTAACTGTAAAAGCTGCACTTGTAGTATTACAAGGATAACCTTTACCAGCTGCTGCTGTAAACCCTGAAGTTTGAATAGCTTGCCAAGATGTTCCACCTGACATATCTACGAAATCTAAATTTCCAGATCCATCAGTTTTAATAACTTGGTTTGCATTTCCGTCTGCCGCTGGTAATTCAAATGCTGTTCCACCAGAAGCTAAAGTTAAAGCTGATCCATCAGATGAAATATATTCTCCACCTTTGTCATAAAAGTATAATCTTCTATCATCAGCTACACGAACAACCTCATTACCATCGTATTGTTGAAAAACTAAATCATCTGAATCAACACCAAGTTTTACAATTTGAACACCTGCTGTGCCATCCATGTCAATTGTAAATTGAAGTGTACCTGAATCTTTAAATTCTATATTTCCACCAGCTGCATCAATAACAATGTCATCTCCTGAATCTATTGTAATATCTGCAGATGTACTACCATTACCAATAGTAACAGCAGCATCACCAACTGTAATATCATCAGCTGCTGAAGATACGCCAGTTTGTGCGTAAGTTTTTAATACTGAAGCAGCAACTTTTCTATTAGTTCCGCCTGCACCATTATCAACTATAAATAAGTCAGCGTCTACAACTGCTTCGCCAATAGCTGAAGCACCATCTATATCTAATGCAGCTAAACTAACTTTGTTAGCTGTTGATATTGTATCTAATTTTGAATCTGCAATAGCAGCACCAGATGCTACACTTGCGTTAACAACAGCATTAGATGCTAATTGATCAGCACCTACAGCATCATCTGCTATTTTATCTTGAGTTACTTGATCATCTGCAATATGTGCAGTATCAATAGATGCATCTGTGTAGTGTTCACTATTAATAGCATCATCTGCTATTTTAGCACCTGTTACTGCGTCAGCATTTATTTTAGCTGTAGTAACAGCACTACTTGCAAGTTTATCTGCTGTAACTTGTGAATCAGCTATATGAGCTGTATCTATACTTCCATCTGTGTAATGTTCAGAATTAATTGCGTCATCAGCAATTTTAGCTCCTGTAATTGCATCAGCTGCAATCATAGCTGTTTCAACAGTTCCACTTCCAATTGTTACAGCTCCATTAGAAGCTATTGTAACATCACCACTAATTGCTACTGGATTAAAGTTTGTACCATCAGCTACTAATACATGTCCTGAAGTATTAGTACCCATAGTTAAATCGTCACCAGAAATTGTTAAGTCTCCAGCAAGGGTAGCATTAGCTCCACTAAATGTTAAAGCTGTTGTACTACCAGATTTGATAATTAAATTTCCTGAAGTGTTAGTTAAAGTACCATATTGAGTACCATCATCTTTTAAAACAACATCAGCACCACCAGCATCTAATACAATATCTCCAGATACATCTAATGTGTAATCTCCAGTAATAGATGGAGTTTCTGGCATTGAAGTGTTTGTTGCACTTGTAATACCAATATAAATTGTTAAAGATTCATTTGATAATGAACCTGAATCCCAAGAAACTGTAACTGTTGTATTAGTTGAAAATGCTGTTGCTGTAATTGATCCGTAAATTGTTCCAGTTGAAGAACCAACTGCTTTTACTCTTCTGCCAACGTGATAAGCAGATGTAACGTCTGCACTTGCAATTGTAAAACTTGTACCAGATGCATAAGCAGGTGTATATGTTCCTGCTCCATCTCCATATTCAATCCATTCAGCCGAGTTATACCATTGCCTAATGTCAGCCATGATATCTCTCATAGCATTGTTAACATTAGAAGGTAACATACCTTCTGCTATACTAACCGAGCCTGTTCCTGTAGCTGTATTATTTGCAGCTGTTGTATCATATTTTCCTACGTATGATCCTGCCATTATTATCCTCCCATAAACCAAATAAATGTTTTGTCATTTTCTTGGTTGTTTTTTAATATTAATTCATTAACAGAACGTTCTACTTCACGCTGGAAGTAGTCTGTTTCTGAAAATGCAAATCTTATGTTATCTATATCTATTGTATCACTCATCGTAATCCTGATTTAATTGCTATTAAGTCTATACCTTGAGCATCATTCCATGTTGTAGCTGCTGATATAGCAACTCCAATCTTATGATACCTTCCAGAAGATCTAACTGGAATATCTCCATTACTTTGTAAACTAGAATAACTTGTGCTAGTTCCGCTATCTGCTAATCTAAGTCTGCTAGTAACTCTTGCAGTAGACGTTCCATCTACTAAAGGTCTTATCATAGTAATAGTAGTTCGTGCTCCTGGTGCAGGTTCTATTTCACCTGTTTCTAATGTAGCTGCTAAATTAGATCCATCAAACTGAATAAGTTTATGATCTGAATCAAACCCTGCAAAATTAACTACACCACCTTGCCAATATCTGGAGTCAAGAGATACTGTTAAACTATCTAAACTTGAAGATGCTGTATCTAATGTATCTACTGTAAAGGCTTCAGAAAATTGTGTAAAAATCATTTCAGCTGCTGTTTCTACAACTGACCAACGATTAACAGAATAATTATAAATTAATAATCTGTCTTGGACTCCTGTTGTAGCATCCGTACTAGGATATGACCAAACTGCTAAGTGATTTAATGGATCTGTTGCCGCTATAATATTTTGTTGGTAACCAGCAGATAAGTTATCTTTAAAATAATCATTAACTTTATGCTGACCTATTGCTTTAACATTTTCACCATCTATTTCAAAAAAACCATCTTGTGAATAAAAGAATACTCGTTTACCTACATGAGCTATTGCTTTAGCATAAATAGAACCTCTGTTTTTAGATACAACAGAAAATCTAAATACTGTTGTTCCTCCAACATAGTCCATACGAGTTATTTGGTTTTCTTGAAATATATAACCATACTCACCACCTACAATACCAGTTATTTCACCACCATCTGCTAAGTCTTGATAATCAGATTGTTTAGTACCAGCTGTCCAAGTTTCAACATCATTAATACCTGACCATTGTACTCTGTTTTTAACTGTTTTAATTCTTCCTACTACTAAGAAATCTCTAATAACTGCAGAAAATGTAAATATAGGTGGAGAACCACCTAGATCTGCAAATGCACTAGAAGTTCCTACTACAAATTTTTGTGGTGAATCTTCTCCATTAGAAGCAACTACTGTTGTTCCAAAATTAGAAAATGACCAGAAGTTATCAGCTCCTGCATTGTATGTTGTACTAGCTTGGCTAACATCTGAAAATGTTTCACCAGATAATTTGTATAATTTTGATTTAGTACCTGCAAAAGTATAAACGTTTGCACTATTATCTTTAGTGGAAAATCCACCAAAGCATTGACTATCTAATGCGTTTGATTTTTGTTGTGATGCTTTAAATGGTTTGTAACTAACAGCTGCAGGAAATACATTAGTTGCAGTTGTAGCTCCCTTATTCAAATGATCTGGAATATCGGGTAACCATTCTCCAAAAGGTACTTGCATTATCTATTCCTATAAAACGATAAATCAGTTTGAACATCTGTTCTTTGTTGAACAGGTGCTCCACCATAATTATCTTGTTTGTCATTATTTTCGCATCTTTCAAGAGCTGCGATATACATTTGTAACCAATTGCTTTTTTGGTCTGGATCCACTCCACCAATAAAATTAGATGCATGGTAAAGACTACCATACAAATAAATACCTGGATGATTACTTAAAATATAATTGCTGGAATTGGCATTATTTGAGCTAAGAGATTCCAAGTTTTTATAATATGATAAGTAGCCAGTATAAGTAGTATCAGGACTAGGACCAAATCTAAAGTGTTCGGTTTCATTATCTGCCTCAATTGTATATGATCTAGGTCTACCAGTTCTAGAACCTCCTCTAATTTCAAACATATTATGTGGTGTAATATATTCTAAAGGAAATTTAGTACTAGCTGATAGAATATAAAAGGATCTAACACCAATAAAACCAGTTGGTACAGTTACAGTTTCAGCATTAATAGTAACAGTATCAATCTGTTCCATTTGTCTGATCCTTAATTTTGAATTAAAATCAGCTTCAGTTAATTTGATAAAATCATCAGCAATCTCATTCGTCAAATCACTTCGATTTAACCAATTAGCTATAGCTGTTTTTAATGATGTGTAAGTATTTAATGCCATTATAATGATCCTTCCGAGGTTCTAAAATATCTAAAATCACTAGAATTTAATTTCTTAGTTAATATTTTTTTTTGTGTTTCTTTTGGTAAAGCCCACCAATTACGTGTACCATTATATTCTTTTGTCCATATTTGTAATATAATAGGCGGTACACTAGCAACTCTTCTCATATCTCTAGAAGCAGTATAACCATCGTTTAAGTTATAAAGTTCTTTGTTCCTTTTCATTAAAGGATTGAGATCTTGCTGATTATTAATTGTTAATTTACCATCAGACTCTTGTATATATTTAGTCTTGGTATTATCAGCATTCCATTCTGTTGCTCTGACTTTTGCCATTATTCAGATAATTGTGATATATATATAGCTCCTGTGCCAGATGCTAATATAGCAGCAACTTTTTCGCCTGGAGAAACTTTCCAAATTTCAATTTCTTTAGCAGGTAAAAATGTTTTGCTTGATGTAGCAGTAGGTGAAGCAGCAAAAGTAATCCAACAATCAGTATCAGATACAATTCTTACATATTCTACATTTTCTCCAAATGCCGCAGAAGCTGCAGAACTGTTTGATGTTGCTACTTTTTCTAAAGTAACTTCCCTTAATCCATAGTTCATATTTTGTTCTCCTTATGTTTTGGTAATGTTCCCAGAACGTTCCAGGAACATTTACCGATTTAAATT